ACGCGACCGATTGAGCAAGACGCCGCTAGCTGATGATCTGCGCAACTGCTGGGCGCTGGTGACCCACTCCAGCAACGTCGCAGTTGATGCGGTGCTGATGGGCATCCCGGTATTCGTCGCGCCGACCTGTCCGGCCGCACCGGTCGGCAACCTCGATCTGGCAAAACTGGAAACACCCGACATGCCCGACCGCGCGCGCTGGTTTGACAGCCTGATGGCGCAACAGTTCACGGTGGACGAGATGAGATCGGGGCTGGCGAAGGAATATCTGCAGATGGTCATCGACCGGAAGATCGCGGCATGATCAAAACGTGGCACTCGCCAGATATCCGGCAGTCGATCGAGAGCGGCAATCCGAAGCCATGGCTTTCACCCGATTTGGCACAGGCGATCACCTCGCATCACCGCAAGCAATGGACGCCGCCGGACATCGGCGAGGACATCGATGGAGGCGGGGGAGGCGACAACTGGATTTTGTCATCCGGCGCATGGAACGATTCCGGCGCCTGGGATGATGCTTCAATGTGGAAGGACGCGGCATGACCGACTGGATTTCAGATGCAGAATCTGGGTCAAGCGTTCGTGCCAAACTAAACCTCATCAAGGGTAAGGGAACCGTTGAACATATCACGTCCGGTGCCTCTCCAATTACGGCAGACCCGAACGTCGATATCACCTACATTACAACCGGCGGGACGAACGATACCGAGAACGTGACCCTCGGAAAGTTCACGCTCGATGGCAACGGCTTCAACCACGAAAAGAACGGCTCCATCCATACGCTGATCGTTGAACACAGAACCAGCAGCGGGGACCGTGTTCACGTCTTCACCGGATCAATCGGCGATCCAATCGAAGCCGCTGACGATGTTGGCAACATCATTGCGGTCAGTGATTCTAGTGGCGGAAAACTCAACAGCGCCGGCGCCAGCATCAGCTTCGTGTGGCTAGATTATGAGTGGTATGTCGCGCTGGAGAACGGTGCCAACAGTACAAACTGGATCAACAAACGATATCCGTCTAGTGACGGCTCGGACGGTCAGGTTTCAACGTGGAGAAGTGGAACAGTCGGGTTCGAAACGCCCGTCGGCGGCGGCGGGACGGGTCTGACTGACGGCACTTCGGACGGCAATGCCATTGCCAGTGACGTTGTTTACAATGGTCTTATCAATAATACTTCCCCCACTTGCGTCACGGGGTCCGATCCTGTGGTGGCCTCATCTGCATTTCGCGAAATTAAGATTGTTACGGATAACAGCGGTGGAACGCAGATATTTTCAATCGATGATCAGGCCCTTAGCGCAGATTTGATCGGCAACAGAATTCTGATCCTCATGCTCAACCGGCAGGGCAGCGATATCGCTTCACTAACCCCCGGCAATATCAAGGCTGCTGACGGGGCCGACATCGCCAGCATTACATTCGATGCAACCGGCCAATACCTGCTGATCGAAAACTATGATGGCGCGCATTGGCGCGTGGTGCGTGGCTCAGCGACCGTGACGCCAGCATGACCGCCACCACAAGCCCGAGTGATTGAGGAATAGCATGGCCGTCAACACCGATCTCGTCCGGCTCCTGATCGGCGATACCGACGATTCCAATCAGCTGTTGGATGACGACCAGGTCGCATTGCTTACGGCATCGTTCAGCAGCAGCACACTCGCTGCCGCAGCTTGTGCCGACGCCCTCGCCGCGAAATTCTCGCGTTCTGTCACTTTCTCAGTCGAAGGCCTGAGCATCCAGAATTCGCAGAAGGCTGCGAATTACCGTGCGCTGGCTCAGCGGTTAAGATCGCAGGCAGTACTGACCGACCCCGGCGCGCTCGGGGCTAGTGTACTCGGCATCAGCAAATCCGAGATGGACGCGGTCGACGACAATCTCGACCGCACGCCAAGCCGCTTCAAGGTCGGTATGTCGGACTATCCCGGAGCGTCCGTTGCTGGAACCGTCGACGACGTGGACAATCCCTGATGGCGCTGGCAGATGATCTATCCAGCGACATCGCGGAAGTCCTTGACGATCCGGACTTCGGTCGCAACGTCACGCTGCGCCGGACCGTGGCGGGAGCCTATGATCCGGCTACCGGCGCGACGGCAGCGGCGACAGTCACCGACTATTCGTCACGCGGCTTGATCCTCGGATACAAGGACTCGCTCATCAACGGCACTTTAATCCGCCAGGGCGACCGCAAGTGCATACTGAAATCCCTCAACCTCGGCACGGTGCCGGAGGAAACTGACGGCCTGATCGTTCCTCAGACACTTAGCGCGTTTCGCGGCACAAGCGCATCATCTCTCGCCATCGGCGGCGGCGCAAAAGTCTTTGTCACGCAGGCTGGTAAATCGTGGCCGGTCGGCTCAGTGGTTCGGGCAACCTATGACGCCGACAATTACATGGAGGGCCTTGTGACGGCCTACGCCGGCACGTCGCTGACAATCGAAGCGGATGTGTCCTTTGGCGCCGGCACACACGCGGCGTGGACCATCGCGGCTGCGGAGCGTTACGCGGTCCTGCCGTTCAAGACCGGCGAGTTAGGCGGCACGCCGTACCTCTATGTTTTGCAAATCCGCAAATGATCAAGATCGACTTCAAGCTCGACGATGCGCAGTTCGAAAAGCTCAACGGCAAGATCACAGAATTCGCAGTCGAGGTGATCCAGGACATCAACGAAGCGGTGGTGACGGAAACGCCGTTCAAGACCGGCTTTCTGCGCGGCTCATGGTACGCCGGATTGAACAGCGCGCCTGACGGCGCCGGTCAGCCTGATCCGTCCGGAGCCGCAGCTATCGCCCGGATGAACCTGACGCTGGCCGATCTGAAAATCGGCGACGTCTACAATGCCACCAACGGCGCCAACTATGCCGTGTTCGTCGAGTTCGGCACACAGCACATGCGCCCGCGCGCCTTTGTGCGCGGCGTGATCGACCGGGCGCAGCAATTCGCAGATGCCGCCGCGGTTCGGGTATCGCAGTCATGAGTTTGATCGCCGACATCAGGGGGGCGCTGCAGCTAAAGGCAGCGTCTGCCGCAGGCTTTCCAACTTCGGTTGACTATGAGGGCGTTGGTTTCAGCCCGGTGTTAGGGGTGCCCTGGGCGCGGATGACGCTGCTCAACAATTCGCGCCAGCCGTTCTCGCTCGACGGCTTGAGCAAGATCACTGGCGGGTTGTTTCAGGTCGATCTGTTCTATCCGATCGACAAGGGCACCGCGACAATCGATGCAGTCGCCGACGCCGTGGTCGACGCCTTCCCGCTTAATCACAGTCTGTTCAAGGGCACGACGCGGGTTTCGATCTACTACGCGCAGCGCGGTCCCTTGCTGCAGCAACCCGACGCTCTCCATGCGCCGATCACCGTCTCCTGGCGCAACTTCCCAAGCTGAAATCATCCACTGCAAGCCTATGGGCCTGCACGTCCGCGGCCGTGCCGCTTTCCCATGTCCAGTTTTCGTCTAAGAAAGGATCACCACCATGACCGCAGGCCTCGTCAATGCCGGCCTTGGTTGCACGATTGCGATCGGCACCACGGCTTCCAACCAGTTGACCGACAGCTATACCGATATCGCCGAGGTCGTCACCATTCCCCCGATCGGCCTTTCCTATACCTCGATTACGTTTGCGGCGCTCGCGGACGGTTTCGAGCGCTTCTTCAAGGCGATCGGTCAGGGCGGCAGTCCGCAGCTCGGTCTCGGCCGCAAGGCCTCCGATGGCGGCCAGGCGGCCTGCATCGCCGCGCTGGCCTCGCATCTCGATTTCAACTTCAAAGTCACGCTGAACGACTCGTCGGAAACCACGGGATCGCACGGCACAATCATCTATTTCAAGGCCAAGGTGATGAGCTACCAGACCGGCCCGTTCACAACGAGTGCCGCGGTGATGGCCACGATCCAGCTCGGCATCAACGCGGCCACCTTCCTCGAAGTCGCCGCGACCTAAACACAGTTAGGCGCCGCGTCCCTGTTTGATCGGGGCGCGGCGCTCTTTTTTGCATTTCACAGGAGGACGACGTGGGGTTTGACTTAGGTGTGATTGAGACTCGCAAATACGCCGAGGAAGGCGTGTTCTTCCCGGTGCTGCATCCCAAGACAGGTGAACCGCTCAAGGACGATGCGGGCAGCGAGATCAAGATCAAGATATCGGGCGGCGATGCCTCCCGCATCAAGAGCGCGGTGGAGGAACGCCAGGCCGCGCGAAAGGCGTTGGATGCCGATGCCAAGAAGGGCGAAGTGGTCGAATATAACTGGCAAATGCGTGAGCAGGATATCGTCGACGACCTGGTGCTTCTGACCGAAGGCTGGACCGACAATGTCGAACTGGACGGCAAGCCGCTGGCATTTTCCAAGGTCAATGCCAGAATTCTCTATCAGCGCTTTCCGGAAATCGCCGAGCAGATGTCGGTCAGGGCGACCAACCGGCTGAATTTTATGCCGACCTCTGCGAACAAATAGTCCGCTTCGCCGAGGTCGAGATCATGGTGGCGCTGGGCCACGGCGCCCACGTCGTACCAGCGGAAAAGCCCAATCTGCCGCAGCCGCTGCGCCAGGTCTGGCGCTGGTTCAATCATCTCAACGTCTTGCGCGAGTATTCGCGGCTGACCGAGCCGGTGCAGATGCCGGACGGCCGGCTCGGCTGGCAGGTCAAGTCGCGGTCGCTGCACATCTCGCCGGAACGCATCGAGTCTTGGGCACGGATGGCACGGCTCGATATCGAGCCGTGGCAGTTCGCGGGCCTCACGTTGATCGATGAATTCTACGTCCGGATCAAGAACGATCCGCCGCCGCCGGCCGTGGCCGGTACGGCCGGTGGCCTGCTCGGCATGTTCCGCGCGCTCGGTATGAAAGCGAAGAGGTCTTAGGCGGCTTTGGTCTGGCTGTACGGGCGTTTATTGAAGTTCTGCTCGCTCGGCGTCGCCCATCGACAGTTATTAGGCTCATAGTTGCCGTCGTTGTCGGGGTAGCGATCGATTGAATGATCGGCAGACGGACGCCGGCCCATGTCGGCGAGGAAGTTTTGGTAACTATCGAGCCAGCGCGCGCAGACGGTGATGCCGCGACCGCCGTAGTGTTTGAATTTCTTATCATTTGGATTATTGCATCGCTGCTTCATGCCCTGCCAGGCGGTGTATTCAGCCGTCGGCTTCCCTACCATGATTTCGCCGTGCTTCTTCGGCCGTCGTCTTACTTCCGTCAGCCAGCAGCCGCAGCTTTTCGTGTCGCCATTAGAAAGTCCGCTGCGTTGTACGATCTTTTCTACTCCGCAGTCACACCGGACGAAAAAACGGGTTACAAAAGTCCCGCATGGCAAGCGGACAGAATCCGCTTCTCCGGTGACAAGAAGTCTCCCAAAACGCTGGCCGACTAGTTTGGCTTTCGGCGTCGGCTTTAAGTACGGTGCAGCGATTTCAACTCGTATGCAGCTGCAACTTCGGCTGCGGCCTCTGCGAAGATCACTGCCGAGAACTTCCTTAGTAGCTCCGCATTTGCAAACACAATTCCAGTAAAGATGCAAGCGACCGCGCTTGTCCGCTTCGCTGACGACTGTCCATCTATCAAACGTCTTTCCGATCATACCAAGCTTGCGCATTACAACGCTCCGACTTTTGCAATCGAAGCACCGTAACATAAAATCAGGGTGAGCGAAGTGGTCGATATATCGAGCGTGGGCTTCAGTAGCGACACGAGCGGCCTCAAGTCGCTGCAGGACGAACTCGACAATACCAAGGCCAAGGTCCAGGGCCTCAACGCCGAGCTTGACAAGACCCAAGCCTCGAGCGCGAGCGCATCGGCCGGGCTGGACAAGGTTGCATCGTCCACCTCGAATATCAAGAACAGCGCGACTGCATCGGCGCAGTCTGTGGATGGAATGGCGAAGTCCCTCGTCAGCGCTGCCGCAGAAGGCGGGAAATATCTCAACATATCTCAAGCGCTGGATACCATCGTCGCAAAGACCGGTGCTTCCTACACAGCCGCCAGCGCGGCGCTGAAAGGCGCGGTCGATGCCCACAAGGCGGCAGGCGATGCCGCGACCAGTCATAGCGGCGCGCTCAACACGCTGGCCGGCGCGGCGGGCGGCGCCGTTCTGCCCCTCAACAATATCGCGCAGGCGGCCGGCGCTGGCGGCACGACGCTCAAGTCACTGGCCACATATGTGCATTCCGCAACGTTTGAGTTTGGTAGCATTGCGGCGGCGGCTGGTGTTGCCGCTATGGCCATCGTCAAGGCCGGCGACGAGGTCGATCGGGCCAAGAGCCGGTTGTCTGCGATCACGGGCAGCATCAAGGAGGGCGCTGCCTCATTCGGCCTTATCAAGCAAAGTGCCAACGCGACGGGCGTTGAATTCACGACGCTGGCAAGCGCGGTCGAAAAGGCCGCCCAGGGCGTCGACAAAATGAGCACGAGCTGGCCTGTGATTCAGCTCGGCAGCAACAAGACCGCGAGCGAAATCAAAAACCTCAACTCAATGTTCACCACCTTGGGCGAGGTGATGCAGTCGTCGGGCGCGAACGCCGCAGAAGAAAGCAAGGTGTTAGATTCGCTCTCGCAGGGGATCAGCAAGGTCGGCGGCCTCACAGCAGATACGTTTCAGGCAATCCGCGATACCTCGCCGCAAGTCGCACGCGCTATCTCATCGGCGTTCAATTACACCGACGTCAACGAGTTTGCCAGGCAACTCGCCAAGACACCTATTCCACTCGCTGACCTTGAAGCTGCGATCAACCGAATTAAGCCGGCCGTTGACGCCAACTTCGACCCGACCAAGCCGCAGACGTTCGATCAGGCAACTAGGCAACTCAAGATATCGTGGGGCAATCTGCTTGAAACCATCGCACAAACCGGCGCATTTCAGGGCGTAAACGGCATCCTGAGCACAGTTGGTGAAATCCTTCAGCAGGACGCCAGGGACGCCAAGTCCCTTGCCGACGCTATCAAGAGCATTCCCCAGATACCGAGCATTGTGCAGCAGAATATAAACGCGTCCGGCGGCATAGGCGGCGCTGAAGGTGCGGGCATGGCCGCGCAGCAATTCGGCGGCGCAGGGCTTGGAGGCGGCGGTGGCGCCAGTCCTTTCAGCTTCGACAATTCCTCATTCATCAACGACGCCGTAGCCTCCAACCTTCAGGGTTTCGCCAGTGGCGGAAGCTTCGTGGTTGGAGGAAGCGGCGGCACCGACAGCCAGCTCATTCAGTTCATGGCGACGCCTGGCGAGACGGTATCGATTGACACGCCGAGCATAGTCGGCGGCAGCGGCGCACAAACGCTGGGCTCGCTGATTCCGACCAACGATAACACCCCGGCAGCCCAAGGCGACATTGTCTCGGCGCATTTGTCGCAGGACATCCAGACACAGACGGCGGCGATTATCGACAAACTCGGGATCGTGACTGCTGCGGTCACGGCGGCAATTGCCGGTCTGGCGATCTCGTTCAAGAGCGTGATGGCGTCGACCACGATTGCAACCGCGGCAACCGGAACCACGGCGACACTATCGACCACGTCGACAGCGACTACAGCAGCGGCCGCGTCCAGCACGGCCAGCGGCGGCGCTACCTTCGGCGGCTTTAAATCGACGCCTTCGCAGCAGCAGCCGCAGACAAACCAATCTGGACAACGGGCGACGCTGACGCCGGACCAGATTCGCGCCGAGCAGATGCAAGGCATGGGCGAGGCGGCTGGGCTGGCCGTGCCGATCCGGGCCGCCGGCTTTCAGCCCGCCACGAGCACGAGCACCAGCACGAGCTCCGGCAAGTCATTTCCAAATCCGGGGGTTAGTTCCGCTGATACCATCGCTAACCCGCTCAATCCGTTCGATGCCAATCCTACGGCTGGGCAGGTTTTCAACGCGGACGGCCTCATTAAAGGCATGGCTCCCCAAAGCATCTCGCAGCAGACTGCTATGTTCACGAACCAGCTGCAAGAGCTGCAGAGGGATTTTCAGTCGCAGCAGTCTTTCAACCAGAATATCGCGCAGCAGAACGGAGGACTCCAGACGCTTCCTCCAGGCGGCGTTTCTTCAAGCTATCCACCGCCAGTGCTAGGGCACTATGACGAAGCCTCGATGGCGTTTATACCGAACAATCCCAGCAACGTCGGCTACGGCTTCCAGCCCAAGACCAATGACTACACGTTCGCTGGCCAGCAAAATCCGTTTCCGTACCAGCCCGGCATCAGCGCACCGATATCGTTCCCAAGTTATAACAAGTACGTGCAGGATACGTCGGCTCCCACTATACCGCTGCCGCAACCGCGTCCCGCGGGGGCGGATGCGCAGGGCATCTCAACTCCGAACGCGCCGATGCAGGCCCTCGGCACAGCGCAATCGAGCTACTACGACAGTAATCCTTATTTCCCCGCCAACCCGTCGGGCTCGACCGCGCTGCAATCCGCGGGGTTTGGCCCAGGCGGCACCAACCTAGCTGGGAAAGATGATGTCCAGCAGCAGACCGATGCGCTCAAGCAATCGCAGGACAACAGCGGCAGGACGGTCGCCGACACGGTCATAAGCCAAACCGAGAATATGACCTCGATCGGCGACAAGACCAACACCTCGCTTAGTGGCGTCGAGCAGGCGACGCAGGGCTCGCTGCGGACGCTCGACGGCGTCAACCAGGCGACGCTGGCGGGTAATCAAGCCACCACCTCGGGATTTAGCGCGACCAACGCCGGCCTTGATGACGTCCACGTTGCCAGCATGGCAACCACCGCAGGTGTCGGCCAGACCACGGAAGCGGTCTCGACAGGCTCCAGCGACATCGTCGGTTCGGTCAACGCGCTAGGGCCGTCGATAGCGAACTCGGTAGCGGGCGCCGTATCGGGCGCGGTCTCGGTAGCCAGTTCAAGCGGCGGAGGCTTCAGCGGGGGCCTCAGCGGCGGCGGTGGCCTATCTGGCGGCAGTGGCATATTCGGCTCATCCGGAGGCGACAGTTCGGCCGGCGGCGGCCAGTCGGTAGGTGGCGGATCGTCCGGCAGCGACAGCGGCGGATTTACGCCAAGCGCTGCCTTTTTCGCCCAAGGCATGGGTAGCACCGACATTGCCTCATCGGTCGCCGATGGCTCGTTGCCGGCGATGGCGATCGGCGGCCAGTTCACCGTCCAGGGCGCCGGCGGCACCGACACCGAACACGTCGAGTTCATGGCCAGCCCCGGCGAGACGGTCACCATCACCCCGCCCGGCGGCACGCCGCCGCCTAATCCTTCGATGGCAGGATCTCCGTCGACCAAAACCGGCATCATGGCATTTGCCACCGGCGGGCAGTTCACGCTCGGCGCTGCCATGGGCGAGCCGTGGCTGGCCGGTGCCGACATCGTGGCCGCGCACCTCGCCGAGAATACGCAGGACCAGACCGCCAACCTCAAGGACAAGCTGGACCAGATCGCGGCCAAGGTGATCGATGCGATCACGGCTGGCGCCAATTCCATCAGCAACACGGTGACGGCGGCGCTGGCGCAGATGGCGGCGAGCGCCAGGGCTATGGCGAGCACGACAGGCACATCAACCGGCATCATCGGCCAGACTCCGCAGGACGCGGCCGCCTATGCCGCTTACCTGAATGCAACGCAGCACGCGAATCTTGTCCAGTACGCAGCCGGCTCTGTCGCAGGCGTTCCCCATGTCAACGGCGGCAACCCGAGCTTTGGCGGCCAGATTTCGCCGTTCGCCGGTATGGCCGACGGCGGCACGTTCGTCGTGCCAGGCGGTGTTGGTGGTGCTGACAATGTTACCGTCGGGATCAAGGCCACGCCAGGCGAGCGGATTGTGGTGCTGCCGCCGAACGAGGCCAAAGCCTTCGACGATCTGAAGAACACCATTCGCGTCACGCCGGAATCGCTCTCCAGGTTCATGCCGGCGCTGCAGGACAATATCCCGGGCTCCAGCTCTGGCGTGATGTCGGACTCGGCGATCGGCGGCAGCGTCAGTGCGGCGGTCGCGGCGAGCGGCGGTAGCGCGGGCGGCCCCGGCGCGGATCGATCCGTCAAGATTTATGTGCAGCAGGGCGTGCAGGCCGACGACTTCATGCGGTCTCGCGCCCAAATTCAGCGGGCGATGCGCGGATGACGGTCAACCTGCCAAGAATCCCGGACGCGATCGCGGCCGGCGCCACCGTAACCCCTGTGCCGGATACGGCGAAAAACACTTCCGAGGGCGGTATCTCTGGCCGCAAACGGATGCGCGATGTTCTGCGCAACTATATCGTCACGGTATCGCCGGACTATGCCGATGAAATGCAGGCCATCATCATGGTGGCAGGCACGGACAAACTGCTGTGCATGCGAGATCCCATCGCGAATGCACTTGTCAACGAAGAGGCGCTGATCGCGGCTGATGGTCTCTCAGCGCTGGTCGGCAAGACCTGGGCACCATCGACCGGAAACCTCCAGGTATTCGAGCGCGTGCTGATTTTCGACGGCTCGGTGCTGATCGAGATCAACGGCGTCGCCGCCACCTCCGGCCATGCCGTGCTCGGCGACTATGGGGTCATCACCTTGAGCCCGGCACTCAATCCATTGAGCGACACGGTCGAGGTGACCGCCAATTACCTCAGGCCGGTCTGCATGCTGGACGCGCCGAGCGCCAATGCCTTCGGGCCGGGGCAATATCAGTTTCATGACATCCGGCTGGAGCAGATTTTTGCAAAAGAGTTGATCAGGCGGACATCTTGAGGACACTGCCGTTCAACGGGCCGCAAGCGCTCGGCATTCACGCCGCGATCACGATCCAGCTGTTTGCCGAAACGCTGCGGGTGACGACGGCGTCTGAAGACGTTCTGCTCAACGGCAACATCTTCCTTGCCGAAAGCGCAGTGAACCTCACGCAAATCCTCTATACCACCGACGGCACGCCTGCGGGTGCCGATGTTCGCATTTCGCCGGACGGTGTCATCATCACGCCAGGCATGGCGCGTCGCGGGCTGCTCGACGGGCGGCCGATCAAAATAGAGATTTTCGACGTCGGCAATCCATCGGCCGGCACCTTCGACATGCTGCCGAATGCCATCATCGGCTCGGCTGCGGAAGACACCAACGGCGTCGTCGTGATTGCCGCGCAAGGCCCGCTGGCGTTGATGCTTGGGCCAGTCACCGAAGTTCATACCATCACCTGCAAAGCAAAATTCGGCGACAACCGCTGCCATATTCCGCTCGGCTCTGACTATGTTCCAGATATCGGCCGCGGCGTTGCGTTCGTGACGCAAGCGACACCGGCGCTGTTCATTAAAACCAGCGACGTCTGGGGCCGCGTGCTTCAGGGCGGTTCCTACAATGATCGCGCCTATGAATGCACCACAGCTGGGACCACTCACGCCACCATACAGCCGGTCTATCCGACCATCATCGGCAACACGATAACCGACGGAACGGCGGTATTCACCGCGCGGCAGGCGTGGCTGGTGGCCGCGGTCGGCCATGCGACGGACTTCTTCATTATTCAACTTACCGCAACGCCAAACCCTCTGCCGACGATCACCGGCAACATCATCCCGCAGGACGGACCCCTGGCCGGCATCAAGATTCCAATCTGCGCGTTTGATAGCGGCACCAATATCGTCACCACATTCGAGCCGTTCGCGCCGTCTAATTTCCCGGTTGGCACACATTTTCTGATCCACCGCGGCTGCGACAAGGTGTTCGCCACTTGCCGCGACGTTTTCTTAAACAAGGATAATTTCCGCGGCGTGCCGTATGCGCCGGGGACTGACTTCGCGACGGGGCGGGCGTGATGAGCAACTTCGGCCCTGGAGGAACCTATGTTGCGCCGAATGGCGACATCATTGGGATGGGGTCAAACTTTTATTGGAACTACTCCAATAGCCAGCCGACTGCCGCGACAGTTGCGCCAACCCCGGCCCCGGCTCCAGCACCAGTATTCAACCTAACCAGCCCCAACACCATCGGCTCGACGGTCATGATGGCCTACGGCACGGGGCGGCTAGGAGGCCAGAACATCTGGACGACCGGAATTGTGGCCAGTCCGGATGCGACGCAGACCGGGTTGGTGACGGGGATGTGGGCATTCTGCGAGCCCGCCGATCCCGACGAGCCGATCCGCATTCAAAAACTGTGGGCCAACGGCACGCAGTTTTATGATTTCTCTGTCAATCCAACGGCTGGCCTCGCGGTCGCCAACCTGACGCCGGATGCGCAGAGCGCGCTCGACGCCTGTATCGCCAGCATGGTGCTGCACACCGGCGGACCCGGCGAACTCGCCGACGCCACCATGGTCAGCATTCTTGGCGAGGCCAATGTGCCAGCGAACCGCGGCCTGCGGACCATCACCTTTATCGATTTTCCGGTGTTGATCTCCGGCAACGCCATCCCGACCATCAGTTGCCTGTTCAGGCGCACCGATACGATTCTGGTGCGCGTCGATACCTGCTTTCAGAAGATCATTGACCGCTACATCCTGCGCACTGGCGTCAGCATCTCCTTTGACACCGATGGCATCGACGATGAGTGTTATGGCGCCACCATCTCCGATCAGGGTACGGCTGTCGATGTTCTGACCCGGCACAAGGATATCTACAATTATCAAATCCTAGACGGCGATCCGATCACGATCGTGCGCAAGCCGATCAGTTCAAGCCTGGTCATCGATCTGGAGGTGGCGGAAGCCGACGTCGACCGCGCCAACGGCGCGCCGGCCGTGCCGAGCACGCGTGTCAATCCATCGCAATTGCCGATTGGGATCAATTTCCAGTTTCCGAATGTCGACACAGATTTCGATACCGGAATGGAACCGGCGCTGCACGAAGGCACCGCGGCCTCGACCGTGATCACATCGGTGCAGTCGATCTTTGGCACCGACAACACCACTGCGCGGGAGATGGCCTTCGATCTACTCTATCGGCTCAGAGCCAAGGCACTGCGATTTCCAATCGAGTTGGACAACGTCGTGACCGAAGTGTCCGACGTGATCCGGCTCACCACTAATGAAGGCGATGCCTATACGATTTTGGTCGAGGAAGCGACCTACACCAAATCGAGAGCGACCGGCATACAAGGGCTGGCGCTATTGACTGAGGCCGGTGCCGATATCAATGGCGGCATGTCGCTTAATGGTGGCCGGCGCAACATCCCAAGAGTCGTGCTGCTACTCAATTTTCCGGGCGCGAATGGCAGCACGATCTTCACCGACGAAAGCCCGGCGCATCACGGCAACGCAACAGTCATCGGCGACGTTCAGGTCGACACCACACAATATAAATTCGGCGGCTCGTCGGGTCTGTTCGATGGCGACGATGCGCTAAACTTCGCCGATAGTCCCGACTGGCATCTGACCGCTGTCAACAGCAGCCGCAACGGCCGCTTCACCGTGGAAGACTGGATACGCCCGACCAGTATTGTTTCGACTGCTGGTTTTATTGTCGGGCAGTGGGGCAACCTGGAGCCCTTTGGTCCATCCGTCGATCTCTCGTGGATCCTGTGGCAGAACGACGACGAGTTGGTGTTCAGTTACAGCGTTGGCGGGGTTGACAACAACGAGCTGTTACGTGGCGGCACGCTTGCGGCTAACAGATGGAACGCCGCCGCCGTTGATTATGACGGCACCACGGCGAGATTGTACATCAATGGCATCGTGGTCGATTCAGCCGTCATCAGCAATCTGTCCTTTGCGGACGGCACAAAACCACTGGCGATAGGCGCCAACTCCGACAATTTTGCCGGTTTCTTCAGCGGCAACATGGACAGGCTTATCATCACCTTGAACACGGCAAAATATGCCGGCAGCTACATCATTGGGAATTTGGGATTTCTGATGGAAGGCTCGTCAACCGCATCGTTTTCCGCTGGCGGCGTCGGCATCTTTACCTCAGCGGGCGCAGCGAGCGTCACCTTCACGTCTAGTTCCGACGACGACGACATCTTCCTCTTGCTGCTCTAGGAGCCTGAATGCCAAAATCGGACGCCTTCGACCACGATTTGCTGTTGCTAATCTTTAATGGAACGCCGATCGCCAACCTCGCCGATAATGCGGCATCGTCGCCGCTGACAAATCTCTATCTCTCGCTGCACATCGCAGACCCAGGCGGCGCGGGCGATCAGACCACCAATGAATGCGCCTACACCTCCTATGGCCGTGTTGCGATCGTGCGCACCTCAAGTGGATGGACGGTGACTGGCTCCGACGTGTCGCCAGTAAGCCCTATTGTTTTCCCGGCATGGACGGGCGGCAGCACCGCAAGTGCAACGCATGCAGCGGTTGGAACGGCACCCAGCGGGGCTGGGAAAATTCTCTATCGCGGGACAGTTTCACCGAACATTCCAATCGGCGCTGGCACTCCCGCACCAACGCTCCCGACCACCAGCGTGATCACTGAGGCCTAGGCATGACCGATAATATCACCACGCCAATCCCGGCCGGAACCAAGTTCAAGACCAAGGACTTCGGCGCAACCGGTCATGGCACCGCGCGTATCCTTTATGACGAGGCCGAAGCCGAAGTCCTTGGCCGCGTGACGGCAAGCCCGACCGCGAACACTGTGCTTGGTCGCCTAAAGGATTTGCTATCCCTGATCGTTCTTGCGGCCGGCTCTAATATCATCGGCAAGGTCGGCATTGACCAGACCACGCCTGGCACAACCAACAAGGTCTGGCTGACCGATATTTCCGACGCGGAATATGAAACGGTTGCGGCCTCGCAGACCGACCAGGCGATGGGCGCCACCGGGGCAGCTGGCGATTATCTCTCCGGCGTCCTGATCGTGCCGGGCACGACCTCGCCGGGCGCGGTAAGCATCAAGGATGGCTCGGGATCATCCATCAGCATTTTCGCTGGTGGCGCGTCCAGCGTCAGCAATCTGGTGCCGTTCTTTGTGCCGCTCGGGATCAAGAGCACGGGAGGAGCGTGGAAAGTAAGCACTGGTGCGAACGTGACCGCCATCGGTTGCGGGAACTTCACCTAAATGTTGTGGCAGGCAAGGCGCGGATTTATCAGCGGGCGCGGCGCGATTGATCCGGCGGCTGGCGGTGGCGGCCCGACCGATCCAAATTTCGCCAACGTCAAACTGCTGATGGGCTTCGAGGGGAGCAACGGCTCGACCGGTGCCCCCGGCATGACCGATGAAAGTTCTGCCGCGCACGGCACCGCGACAGTAAACACAGGGGCCAGCATTTCCACGGCCCAGTTCAAGGCGGGCGCATCATCCCTTTTCCTGGACGGTGCTTCGGACATACTTTTTACCGACAGCAGCGACTGGGACTTCGGGGCCGGGCTATTTACGATAGAAGGGTTCATCAGGCCGCACGCGCTGCCCGCCTTCAATCAGTTTATTTGTAACCAGTGGTCAATTTTCGACGGCGATCAGAGCTGGGTATTCTACGTCGCGACTAACAAATTGGCGTGGCTCATGACCGCCACAGGTGGCGGTGGCGCTGCGGTTGGCATGACCGGGACCACCACTCTCGTCATCGATTCCTCGCAGTACCATGCCTGCGTTGATTACGATGGTTCAAAGTATCGTCTCTATCTGGACGGCGTGATGGAGGGATCGTACAGCACCCCGACGACGATACACAATAGCAGTCTTGCTCTTGCGATCGGGAGCGCCGCTAACGGTATCACCTCTGCCAACTACGCTGGCTACCTAGATGAGTTGCGCATCACCAAGGGCGTCGCGCGCTACGCCAGCGATTCCGGTTTCACGGTGCCGACCGTGCCGTTCCCGCGATCATGACAATCACATGCGCGCCTACATGACTGCGGTCGGCCGCTTCACCTAAAAGGCAATCCCCATGGACCTTGCATTTGCGGGCTACCGGCCGCTTCCGGTCGGCCCTGACGATCCCTTGCGCGCCAAGTGGAATCAAATGCGCGCCAATCTGGATTTTTCCGGCTTGGCCGTGCCCGCGCCAAACCTATCTTCGATCGCCGCCTTCAACCTGCACGTCAATCAGATCATCACCTTCAACCAGCTTGAGTCTGAAGAACTCGACGCATGGCAATCGCCGGCGCAAACGCTTCAGCAAGCGCAGGGCGACTGCAAGGATTTTGCATTGGTGAAATACGCGGTGCTGCGGACGATCGGCATTCCGGTTCGCATCGTGATCGGCGAGATCGGATCGACGTACAAGAAAAATCCGCAGCACGCCTGGTGCGCGGCATTCATCGACGGCGCGTGGCGGGCACTGGACAACATGTTCAACCAGATCATCAAGACCGAGGATTATCTCAACTGGATTCCGGCCGCGGCAATGCACGACGATCAGGTGGTGCATTTCGGCCGGGAATTTTCAATCAGCGAAGTGCTCAATGAGAGGAAGTTGTCATGACGGCATTTCTGATATCACTGGGAGCCGCGGGCGGCTTCGCGCTGTGCTGGTTCGCGAAAGACAAGATCATTGCGCTGGTAACCGGCACGGAAGCGCTCGCAACCTCGCTCGAGGCTAAGGCGAAGGCGCTGCGAGCGGCGCTATGAAAGAAAATTATTCGCGCTCGATGCAAATTGAGTTGAAGTACGAAGGTGGCAAGGACGACGATCCGGTCGATCCAGGCGGCCGCACTAACGAGGGAATTATCCAGCGCGAATATTCGGCATGGCGGCTGCGCAAGGGCCTCCCCAATCAGGACGTGTTCCTGATGACGCCCGACGAGCGCGACGAGATTTATTACCAGAACTATGGGCAGAAAATTCAATTCGACGATCTGCCGCCAGGCATCGATCTTGTGCTGCTCGACGGCGCGATCAATTCCGGCCCCTCGCAATCGATCAAGTGGGCGCAGCGCGCGCTCGGCATCACCGCCAACGGCGTGCTGGGCTCGGTGACGATGCAGCGCATTCTCAACCACGAGGATCATGACGTCCTGATCGGACAAATCCTCGATCGCCGCATCGCGTTTCTCAAGTCGCTGAAGACATTCGATCACTTCGGTAAGGGCTGGACCGCGCGCGTCGACTCGCTGCGCAAGACCGGGCAGGCCTGGGCGATGGGCTCGATCGGCCCCGAAGTCGTCTTTATTCCGAACGGCAACAAGAAGGCCAAGATCGTCGACGCCAGGCCGTTGGTCAGCACCGCGCCCGCCGATGCGACCGCCGCCGGCGGCACTGTGACGACCGCGCTTACAACAGTACAGACGACGCTGGCGCCGCTGCAGGGCCACTCCAGCATCGTCGATCAGATCATCATCGGGCTACTGGTCGCAGGCGGCTTGGCGACCGCCTTCGGATTTGCCTATGCCTATTGGGCGCGCTCCAAGAACGCCGCGCTTTCCGATGCGCTCGATCTATTGCCGGTGAAAGCCGACAACGACAACGACGTTGTGCCTCCCGAAGTCCTGTCGCAGTACGTCGATCCGAAGGCCACAGGCTCTGAAACCGGTAACATTGCGCTGGGCCACGTCACGCAATCCGGGCGCGTCGCGGGCGATACCGAAACGAAAGCGGCTTGAGCCATGATCCTAAACGCGATCCTCGATCACATCCCGCTATGGCTCTACGTCACGGTGGGATGCCTGGGCGCGGCCGCGGCGTTCTACTTCCTCTCGCCGGTCCTGGTGCCGCTGTGGGCGATCACACCCAAGCCGGTCAAATGGGCCCTCGCGTCTATCGTGGCGATCATCGGTGCCGTGTTGGCCGGCCGCTACAAGGGAGCCAAGGACGAGCGGGACCTGCAGGCGCGGCGCGATGCCGACGCGCTTGAAAACAGAGCGAAGGTGGACAATGACGTTGAAAAGAAAGATGCGCCGACTGTGCACACTGATCTTGGTCGCTGGAATAGGGATTAGCGCGAGCGGCTGCTCGCACTTCTCCTGCACCGGCTGGAGCGAGATCGACCCCTCCAGCAAGGACAAGATGACCGAGGGGACCGAGCGCCAGATCCTGAAGCATAATCTGTATGGCGCGGCGCAGGGCTGCTGGCCGTCGAGGTGATCGGACCCCAATCCGTGACAAGGGGCGCAAATGCCGGGTCCGCATGACTTCGACGAGTTCAATCCGAACAACCCCTATACCGCCCTTGCTCTGCTGGCGGAGCGCGTCAAAAATCTCAGCAAGGAAAAGGAAGACCTTGAGCGCGACCTTGAGCAGGAAAGGGCCGAACGCGAAGATCGCGAGCGCGAGCTAGAGGCGCGTATTTCCAAGATCGAAGGATCGATCGGCAGAGGCATTGGAATTCTAATAGGTCTGTCTGCGGTCGGGACGCTTGGTGGTGTCCTGCTCGCATACGGCAAGGCGATCTTCGCGCCGTGGCTCGGCAAACCATGAAGCGGTTTTGGATCGTCGGTTGCATCATTGCTTCCCTGTTCGGATGGGTTTCTTACATGGTTGCGGACACCACACCGCCCTACAGCTACATCATCAGCGAAAGCTACGTCATCCCCAATCCGTCGCATGCTGGGCGCCAGGTCACGGTGCACTGGCAATTAACAATAAACCGTCTGTGCCCGGGCATCATCGTGCGGACCATCGTCGACGCCAAGACCGGCGCTACGGTTTCCTACGATCCGACGGCTGCGCTCACGACGATAAAGATGGGTGACACATTTCTGGAGCGGACGTTCTTTCTGCCAGAAGAAATGCAGCCGGGGCCAAAGCTGTACCGGTCCAACGCCGAATACGTCTGCAACCCGTTGCACCATATCTGGCCGCTTAAGGTACAGACGCCCGATATTCCATTCAATGTCATCGACTAAAGGAGAACCGTCATGATCGGACTTGCAATCGCTATCTTATGGCTCCTGATCGGGGTCATCGTGTTGCTTGGCGTCGTGTGGCTTGCCCTTTACGTGGTCAAGCTGTTCGCGCCAATCCCTCCTCGCATTGAACAGGCGGTGTGGGCGATAGTTTTGATTCTCTGCCTGATCGGCGCGCTGACGCTGCTGTCGGGAGGCGGCAGCAGCATGCACTTTCCCTCTCTCAGATAGCGACTATCAGCCGATCGAGCCGTTCAAGCCGGGAGTGTGCAAGGGATGCTGACGACGCGCGACTATGTGATGGTGACATGCGGAGTGTTGGTGGTGATCGTAATCGTGTTCGCCATCAACGCTGCCTATGGATCGGCTCCGAGAGCTGACTGGCAACCTTATTTCGCGTGGCGTCCGGTCTATGTGGATGCTTACGACAATAGCGAAATCAAGGACGGCAAGATGAGATATCTCAAATGGGGCTGGGTCGAACGCAAGTGGGAAAGCTGGGTCGATTCCGACTTCGGAGATAAGCACGAATATTGGAAGTATCGAAACTATCGCAAGCGCCATGAGTAGCAGGCAGGTTCCGGCCCTGTCGGCCCTCGCGCTCTTGGCCGCCCTCCTGATGCCATTCCCTGCCCAAGCTGCGCCTTGCTGGCTCATCAAGTTGAGCTACGCGCCGTTTGCCAAGCAAGGTATCAAGGCTGCGGAGAAATGGGCGCGGGAGCACGGATATTCGGAAGAGACGATCAAGGAGGCAAGGCGATGTTTGGCAGAGCGTTGATCGCGATCCTGCTGCTCTGCGCTCCCGCGATGGCGCGCGATCTGGACGGCCGCTATGCCGCTTCACCGCTGAAGGAATGGTTCAACCATCTCGCCTCGGGCAAGGGGCTGTGTTGCAGCGATGCCGATGGCACCGCGTTAAGTGATGTCGACTGGGAATCCAAGGACGGCCGCTACCGCGTCCGCCTCGAGGAGCAGTGGTGGAACGTGCCAGATGATGCCGTGATTACCGAACCGAATAAAGCCGGACGCACCATGGTGTGGCCGATCTACTATCACAGCAATGGTGCGCTGGACCGGATCGAGATCAGGTGCTTCATGCCGGGATCGATGGGTTAGATGCAGGCTTTTCTCAAAAAAATCCCTGACGAATATGGGCCGTACCTCGATGCTTGCGCCCGCATCCGCAACATGTCCAAAACAGCGCTTTTGGGAAGACTGATCGAGATCATCGGCCGGGATCAGCTTGTTCTGAGCATCCTTGACGATGACAGTAAGCCCGATCGGCAAAAGGGCGCCCATCGCTACAAGCCAAAGGGTGCCGAAGATGGCATGCCAGGCAGCCTGACCTAAGCGACCACGTTAGGTTTCCGGCTAAAAGTTAAACGCCCCGCTCCCTCACCGGCAGCGGGGCTTTTTTTGTTGCCTAAATGCCGGAACCCCGTAGGAAGCCCCGTGAGTGGTCTGGCCCGAAACAAGTGGTGAGATAGCGCCGGCATCGCCGGAACGCATGGGGCGTTAGAATTGGGCTGTCAGACCCGCTTCCGAAGATACGCGTCGGCCACCACCGCGAAGATGTCGTCACCCCAGAAGCTGAGGGCCATGTTAACGGCTAAACAGACAATCCTGATATTGTTTGGCACATAGCCCACCTCCGGGATTTTTCTGTCAATACTTGGGCTGAACGGACCGGCATGGCCAGCAAGCGGGCGACCAAAATCCAGCGGAAGGCCTGTGATGGCGCACTTGCCGTCAATTTCACGAAGCCGAGCGAAAACGTCATCCACGGAAAGAGCAAAGGGAATCGCCCCCTTCGAATTCCATGCTCTCCTGCGCGCATATTTGAAGAGGCGAGCGCTGGCCGATTTAAGCAGGCCTTCAGTTAACCTTCGGCCGCCCTTTAGGGTTGCCAATGGTCGTTTTTCTGCAACGCTATCAATACTTGATACGGTCAAAGGGTTGCCACTCCGATTGAAAAAGCTGAATGATTTCTAGGGTTAGGGCGAATCCTGCTGGGATCGCCAAGATTTAGTTGGATCAATGGGGTAGCCACTATTTTAGGACACCGGTTTGCCACTTCCTTTCGACTTTTGTTCCCATTTCAGGACACCGGACGACGCCATGACCTTGCGGTTGGCCTGCTGGACATAGACCCTCGCCTCGCCTTCGGTCTTATGGCCCAGGATCGACATGATCTCGTCGACCGTGCAGCCGGCCTCCGCCAGCGCGGCTCCGGCCAGGTGCCGCAGACCGTGCGGTGAGAACCCGGGAAAGCCCAGTTTCTTGCATTCGATGATGATGAGGTTCGTCAGGCTGGTCGCCTGGTAGCGACCGCCCAGCGAGTGCGTCAACAGGTATGGATCGTCTATGCCGGTCGCCGTCAGGTGGTCACGCAGGTTCTGATGGCAGGGGATCCAGCAGTAGGTTCCGGTTTTTTGCTGGACGACCTCGATTGCCGAGCCGTCGAACATCCGCGGCTGCATCTTCACGACATCGGAACGGCGTTGACCGGTGTAGCGCAGAAGGTAGTACGCACGCACCATGCGCGGGTTGTTGAGTTGCTCAAAAGCTTTGCAAAGCGCCTCCGGCCATTTCGGGTGCGGCGTGCTGCCCTTGTGCAGCGAGGCCACTTCCTTCGTCGGGTTAGGGCCAAGTTCGGCCATGTCGAGATGCTCTTTCGCAAAGCCCCAAAGCATGCCGATCTTCTCGACCATCGCGTCTGCAACGGTTGTCCTGTCCTTGAACAGATTTCTGATTGTTCGCACGTCGCGCTCTGTCATCGACTTGAATTGCGCCGTGCCGCAATGTTGCTTCAGCCAATCGAAACGACGATTATAGACTTCCTTCGTCGTGTCAGCGAGATTGCTCCAGCTACCCGACTTTTTATACTCGGCAATGATCCAATTGATCGACCCGTCAATCAGAGCCTTCGGTCCCCTGTTCTTCAGCAGGACGTGCGGCGCATGCTCGGCGCACAGAGCGTCATAAGCTTCCGTGAAAACCTTCGTGCCTGGCGCACCAGGCAGCGCGTAGCGCTTGCCGTTCTTTCGAAAATAGTAGCGCCAATGACCATGTCGGTCCTCAAAGCTATTTACAAACTCAATGTCCACCGCCCCCACCAAGTTTCTCCAGCAGTTCGCTCACCGTCTTGACGCGACTGCTGGCCTTCTTTCGATAATCCAAGGCATCCCAGGCAGCGTCGAGTTCCCGACGATCCCACCTTGGTGCGCCATCTACATCCTTTGCGGGCGGCCAAGTCCCACTATTCACACCCTCCAGGAATTTTGTTTTTGACAGGTCGCAATAGGCCGCAGCCCGATCGGCGCACATGCCACGGGGCGGATAGGCGAGTGTGTTCTGTAGCTTGGTCATCAAACCCCGCAACTCGGGCAGCCGTGGACCCATTCGTCGCCGATCTTGCGCGAGCGCCAGCCCTCGCGCTTAGCCTCGTTCCAAGCCTCGTTGAAATTGTCGGTGTCACACGTCAGCGTTTCATCGCAGCTGTCACACTCAAAGATAAGCTTGCCGTGCTGTCGGTCGATCATGCTTCCTCCGGCCTCACCCGCCCGTACCTGCAATTTAAACAGATCCAGTCATCGAAGCGGTCGCTCTCCGGCCGGTAGACCTCGCAGCCACAGCGAAGGCAGTTGAAGCGGCGCGGCTGGCGCGGATAGGTCGAGGGCAGCGTCATCGTCCCCCCAATATCGCCCGCGCGTACTCGGCTTCTGTCGGGTACAGCGGCAACCTCTCCAGCGTGAGGGGCGGGCGGGTCATTCTGCGGCCTGTGCGATTTGAGGACGGAAAGTCGCGGCGATATACCGGCTTAACGGCAGCGGAATCTTTGCGATCATGGCGGACGCCATCTTGCGGCCGGGGGATTTGGAATTGCCACGACGAAGCGGCGAGCCGTCCCAGCCGAAGTTGCCGCCGTATTCGCCTCGTAAGCGCTGCTCTGCGGTCGTGTTGAAAGCCTGAGCTTTGTAGCCCGGCTTTCCGTAATTGCTGAAATTCAGTCCCGCGACCTTCACCGATTCGCTCTGGAATGATCTTCCACTGCCATCGAAACGAAAGCTGGGCACCTTCACGCCCTTGAACGTTACCGGCATCAGCGCTGGCACGTCGCCCCATAGATAGAACGAGCCGTAGTTCCAGCGCGCTCGCCCGACCCATTTCTGGGCACCGCGCACGTTCTCCACGATCAGCGGGATATGCCGCCCGGCGGCCTCGCAGGCTTCACGCTGGATTCGGAAGCACGTTTCGAAAAGCGCGTTGCACGGCGGCGGCAAAGCCTTCGCGCGTTTCCACGGCATCGCCCGATAGCTGTATGCCTGGCATGGCGGCGATGCGACGATCAGGTCAGCACTCTTGAATTGCGAGCCGTGCAACGTGCGAACGTCCTGGATGACGAGTTGCGCCGGATAGCGATGCTCGCCGTAGGCGTGCCGAGTGATATCGAAACCGATCACGTCAAAGCCCTCGGCAAGCAGGCCGTCCGTCCAGCCGCCAAGCCCGCAATACAAATCGATGGCCAATGCTTTCCTACAGTTCATCTCTTTCTCGCATCAGCATCGGCGCTGTCGGGTGAAAGTCTAGGCGGTCAGTCCAATATCGATCTTGTCTTGGTTGCGCCTCGCAAAATGTTCGGTAGATTTCGCCAGCACGCGCCGCAGTTCGATTTCGAAGTAGGCGTTCAAGTCGTGGCCGTGCGCAGCGGCAAGAACCTCAGCCGTCATGGCGACGCCGCCTAGTTCCTGATCTGGCTCGCCCGGAGGTCGGCTGTAGACGATCTCAACCAGGTCCAGCATCTTCTCTTTCGGAATGCGATAGGCTTGCGCCAGTTCCACGGCTTCCTCCGCGACCCGCAGCGCGCGGATCGGAAAATTGTAGACATGCTCAGTGCCAAAGCTGCGGCAGGCCCAATCGAGCGCGATCTGTGTTGTAGGTTTCATCTCGTCTCCATCTCTAATGGCTCAAGGGTTAAGGTGGGGAGGGTCACGGCAGTTCGCGCATTATCTTCGCGGCAAATCCGGCCGGATCGGCACACCCTTCTGCAATCATCATCAGGGCTAAACCGCACTTATCGACCTTGCGATTTTGTTCCTCTATAATGTCCGCGATGGATTGACGAATAGTATTTGGCACCCGCGCAAGTGTGGCATCTGGTTTGCGGAGTGCTACAATAGCTTTCTGTGCAGATGTCATCTCTCACTCCCGCATTTCAAACATTTGGTTCACCGCACCGCTCGGCAAGGTTTGACGGTCATCGGTCATCGGAGGGGTTTTCCTCCAACAATTACTGAGAGATCAGGATTGCCGCCATCGATAGGCTCGATTTCTTCGGATAAGCAGCGTGGGCAGGCCATGCCTCTGTTGGGAGCGAACAGGAGTTCAAGGATTGTTGCGCGGCGTTGGCAGTTTGGACATAGCCATATTTTCGCTAGTCGAGCCTCAAATTCAGGATCGTAACCAGCCGCTCGTTTTTTCTCGATTAACTCGCCGATGGTTTCTTCCTTGTCGCTCATATGCGGCTCCTTTTCAGACGGTCCGCGACGAATGCCAGAAACTCGCGCTGCGTCCACAAGCTATTGACCGTGTATTCGATGATTTTATCTGAAATGCCGAGAAACCCGGCAACACCAAGGGCGCCCCAAGCCACAGCACCTGACCACCAAAGGAAACTATCCATCCCGTTCCTCATCAGAGCGCAGCGCGGTGTGCTTAACGTTCGGACGTTCGCCCCGTTTTCGGATACTGCTGCTCAATAATCCGCTATCGAGACAATGGCCGATGAACGAGCCGCTTTGTTTTTGGCATAGGAGCCCATTGCGGCTATAGACGTTCCAAAGGGCGATACCTTCTGGCAGCACGACGAAGAACCATTCGGTGTCCGAACTCCATGCGCAGTTTGTCGCGAAGTTCATGTCGGCGTTGTCGCTTCGGATAAATGGCACTATGTCGGCGTCATTGATCGGCTCCATGCTTGTCAGTAAATGCTCATTAAAAATCGGGAAAATTGGCGGCCCGATTAACATTATGTGGCTCACGGTTTTCACTTCGTTTCTCCATCAGAGCGCAGCGCCCCATCAGCGGGAACATCCAATTCCAACGGATGGCAGGGCAGCGAATGTTTATCGCCGTCGAAGCGGACCATTGCGTAATGCGATTGGCTCTTGCTTTCGCGCGCCACCGATCCGTCGCGGTTGGTTACCTGATGCCTGACGCGCTGGCCGACCTTTAATTCGACCGAATAGGCGCGCTTGATGTATTCATAGCTCATGCTGCGATCCGTCCGCACCGTTGGCAGCGTTCATGCACCTTGAGTTTGATTGCCATCCCGCTACTCCCGATCCGATGCGGCGAGGGTGGCGCGTGCTTTTGCCGCAATCTGTTGCAAGCTGTCCAAGTGTATTTCCGAAAGGCAAACCGGGGCGAACGGATGCGCGGCTTTCTCACAAGCTTCGGCGATTTCAGTTAGCCCCTTCCGCAGCGCTCCGGTGGGGCGGACCGTTGAAACACCATAAACATCGCCGGCGGTTTGTCCCAACTCATCCGCCACCGGACTGCCCCCCGATGCTACCGGCGCAACTCCGGTCGGGGCGGGAGACTGGCAACCGTTTTCAATGCAGTTCGGGTTTAACCACTTGTGTTCGAAGATTTTAGCGCCGGGATTTTCAGCCGCGAGGCCCCTCAGATATTCAACCTGATCCGGCGTCGGCGGCGTGAGTGTAATAGTGCGAGGCTCTTGCCCTTGCGGGACAGGTGAAGCTTGGAATGACGAACAGGAGTCGCAAACAATGCCATGATCGGTAAAGGCCGCGCAGTCGCCGGCCCAATTTCTACAGCGCCCCGCCTCCTTCGATTGCAGAAGGGCGAGGGCGGCGGTTAAATCTTGAACGATGGTGCGCGCATTGATGAGAGAGCATTCTCCCCAATCTTTGGTTAAGTCGCCCCGCCGCTTCATGTCCTCTAAGTCAGCAAGCTTTTCCTGCCATCTACTAAGAACCTTGCTCAGCACCTCACCCGCTGCGGGAAGTGCGGGGGTGCGAAGACGACGGTTCAAATCATCAACCCGCGCTTTGAGAGCTTCGATTTCAAGTTCGTCTGCCCGCGCCCGCGCCAGAACATCGTCAGCCAAGCTACGCATACGCGTTTTGCCGTCTTCGATGCCGCGCTCGTATTCGGTTTGCACGTCTTCTGACATTTCAAACGGTTCCTCCGCCAGTGCCCCTCCGGCATCGGCCCTGGGTTCAACGGCGCGGGCTGTCTCGGGTTTGGTATCGGGGGATTGGGTCATGATGCGCAATCTCGCAAAATATTGCGTATTATCAGACTGTCGCGGCTAGGCACCATCTGCTGACGATAAGTATCTAGCCGCATTCCAGATGGAATTTCGGTATCGTCGCGGCCGGTCAACGCCTTCTCGAAAATGTCACAAGTTTGCTCTAGCGTGAACTGAGGATTGACCCGACTCATGCCCCCGCGCGGTCTGGCAGTCGCGATCATCTTGCGCAACTCGCCAACGCTGATTTCGCCAGCAATACTCTTTTCCTTAGCCAATTTTTTGTTCATGATGCACCTCGTTTACGAATTTGACGATCACGCCTCACTAAAATAATTCCGCAGATCGCAGCTATCGGCCAAAAAATAGTTGCCGCCAGTTCCCACCGCCAATCCAGGTTAGTTTCAACGCGAAGAATTTGCGTGGCAATCCAGTGAAGCACAAAACCGATAAGCAGGTAGGCAAGAAGGTCAGTCATGATGCTTGTGCTGCTTTACGAGCGCGGTAAAAATCAACGTCGGGTCCACGCGCCCATTCCAGCGAATAGAAACCGTGGTGAACCAACAGGTGGTCGCCACCCGCATTGTCGAGCCAAGTTTTTCCTTCACGCCAGCGGCGATGCCATTCGATGCCAAGAAAATGCCAGCGGTGTTTCATTCTCATTCTCCTATGCCAGGGCTTTCAGAGATTCGATTGCGGTCATCCATGCGCGACATAGACGCCAGCGACTGAACGGCAATTTGCGGTATCTGTTTCCGTAGCGGTCGATTGAAAGGCTATTCGGGTCAAGTTCCGCCGTGCTTTCGTGACAGTAGAATGGCTCGCCGCTTGCGATACATTCGCCCAGCGTTTTCATGGTATCCGGCGCAAGGTTGGCGTCAGTCCCCTTTCGACCGGCGCATGATCCACACATTTCTCCGCGCTTCCAAGTCAAGTCCGTCTCTCCAATGGCCTGCTGGCAGTTCGTTGCGGCGGGCGTTTGGCAAATCCGCGCGATGCGATCTTTTGCTTTGGTCCGGTGATCCCTAAGTGCTTCGCGCGCTTGCGATAGACGCGGGATTTCTCGGCAACATCCAGCTTGGTCTTTTTCGGATGATGCGCGGCAAGCCAGGGCTTGAGGTTGTTTTCCCGCCGCTGTCCGCCGTTGATGATCGCGATGGTATCTTCGCAATCCCAGCGCTCGCCAGCACGGATTTTTCGGTTGCAGCCGCAGCAGCAACGACCGCTGTATCGATCGAACACGCGCAAGCGCACCCGCGGCGGAACGGCGCTATTCGGCGATTTTCCGATCCACTCAGGGAGTACGCGAACTTCGTTCATACCACCCCCCATTGCAGCCATTTCCAAACCCAGCCGAGTCCCAGAAACGCCGCAGGCGCCAATCCGCCATAGACGATCAAATTGCTCAAATAATTTGCGAGGGCGTCGCCTTCTTCTTTCGGGTATCGCGGGTAGGGCAGCATCATGTGCAGCGTCATCATCATGCCGACGACCAAATAAATAGACGGCGCCTGGATAGAGGTGGCCGGCACGACAAACCAGCCCCACAGAACAATGATGACGTAAGCCCGCCACATGGCGGTGAACGGCCACACAAAGAAGCTGATGATAATCGCGGCGAGATGGCTCATGTCTCGGCCCGCCTCTGATGCTTGATCTCGATCCGCCCGATCGCCTCATCGGTTTGCTGCACCAACCTTGCCAGTTCGTCGGCGACCGCAGGGTCGCGGGTGCGATCCTGGGTGATCGCCAGCTCCCATCGGATCCGCCGCATCCGGCTGACGAGATTGCATGGCTTCATCGGCGGCGCTGCTCGGCGAAGCATGGGCTTGAGTGACTTAGGGTGAGACATCATTTACTTTCCGGCGCGGGTCGTCTGAAGGTAGTCGCGCGTATATTGCTTTTTCGGCGCCGATCCCTTTTCGATGGTGAGATACGGTCGCTAGTCCTTGTTCTTCGGCGGCGCGGTTGCATTGCCGGCATGCGGGCCGCACATGATCGTGACGACGCGCCAGTTATGCGGATAGACGTCGATCCTGATTTGACCGGCGCGGGCCAGAGCCCCGGTCAGGTTGCTCGTCAATCCGTTCGTGCCGGTGATCGGGCAGCGCTCGCCGGAGACCGCAGCCTTCTCAAGCTGCGCGAACGCCTCGGAGACGTCGACCGGGTGCATGTCCTCGCGGATGAAGTTCAGCGTCAGGCTGGTATCGGCGGCGGCCGCTGCATCATCATCGCTCAACGCGCACTGAATCGGCTTTGTCTTGTCGAAGTCGCCGTCGCGAGCCAGGATATGCAGCGCCGCGAGACGCTTGTCGCCGTCGGTGACGTAGTAGCCGGCGCCACCGTTCTTCCTCACCGTGAGTGGCGAGAGCATCCCCTTGGCGCGGATTGAGGCGAGTAGTCCTTCGTCAGGCGCCTTGTCGGTTTGCCGGACGTTGGCGGGGTCGATCTTCAAACCGGAAAGCTTGGCTTCGATGATCTGCATGGTGGTTACTCCTGTTTTGCGGATTGTTGGTTGCGGGGCTTTTCGCGCAGCCGCTGCTCCAGCTTTGCGATAGCCATGATCGTCGGTCTCACTTCAGAAGGCGCCTGGTCGTAGCGGCGTTTTCCCCAACGGCTGTTCAATCGCGGCAATAGAGCGCGCTGGATCAACTCCCAGTTCGAAGGATCAGTGTTGAGCCGGTCGCCCTTGCACTTGAGACACATGCCTTCGGGGACCGGACCGTGCTTCTGCTCCCACAACCAGCGGTGCTTGAGGACGTGACGACGCTCAAAGCCCGTGTGCGGATTGATCTGCTGGACGCTGATCTCGACATAACCGTCTTTGGATATGCGCTCGTGACCGGCGTATTTCGTGTTGGCGGGCAGGTCGCCTTTCTTGAACCTGGTGCGCGCCGAGTTCGCATTGAAGGGCATCTTCTTGCCCTTGTTGGCGGGGATATTGCCCTTCACCAGACGACCATCTCGACCCGTCATAACCCCCTTGGCCTTGCAGAGCTGTCTGAACCCATTGAGCGAGATGGTGTGGTTGGGAAATGCGGCGATGAATGCGGCATGGAGTTCGCGCCGTGGCATGGCGCGCCGGCGCTTGATCCACGTAAGTTCGGGCTTGGTGTACGCCAGCAAGTAGCCCGGAGTTCGGCCGCTCTTCCGGCCGGTCCACCAGCCTGCACGAGCGCAGAGCGACTTGAACGTCCCAAAAGGTACGTCGCGGTGCCGACGGAAGTGTTTCACGAACGCGGCGTGCAGCTTGCGCCGCTCCCACTTCCTGCGGCGCTTGATCCAGGTCAGCTCGCGCGGCCGCCAGTTGATGCGCATGCGCTTCATTGGGTTTTCGCCTCGATAAGCTTCGGGCGCGGCGCCTCAATCAAATCTCCGAGAACCGAGGGCAGATGCGGTCTGATCGCGCCCTTTTCCGAGACGAGTCTTGCCGCCTGCACCTGGAGGCTAGCGTTCTTGACGATCTGATCCGCGACAGCAACGATGGCCTTGCCGCGCTTGGCCTCTTTGTCGACCTGCTCCGGCGTCAGCTGCTCGTCTGACAGTCGCTCCAGCTGCGCGAATAGATGATCGTTGAGGTCGGTGAGTTTGTTTTTCATCCCAGCACCTGCCCCGCCCAATCTGTAATCTGAGCCTCGCCCGTGCGCGGATAGTCGATCACGCAAAGCGTTCGAAGCTGCCCAAGCAGGTTATTGAAATTGCCGCTGCCAGCGCTGTAGCCGCTGGCCTCCGCGATCTGTTCGCGCGAGGCGTGACTTCCGAGCGAGCGCATCGCTTCGAGGATTTTCTGCTGCGGCCCGGTCAGGATTTTGTCGAGCATCCGGCGGGCGTCGTCCGCGTCCATGTTGCTCTCATGATCGATCGCGAGCGCAACCGAGCCTGTCGCCGGGTAATCGATCGCGCCGTGTGCCCTTAACCCGCCGAGCAGATTGTTGAAGTTGCCCGATCCCGGCGAATAACCGGCAACGGACGCGACCTGTTCGCGGCTCGGCATTTCGTGGCCGATGGTGCGCCAGAATGCGAGTGAGTCCAGCACGCGCCGTTGCGGAGAATTCCAGGCGCCGTTGCCGCTCGCCGCCGGCATTGGCTTGCGCGGTGCCGCGCGAACGGCCTCCCGCGCCGGGGCTGTGAGCTTCGCAGGGGAAAGGTTGAATGCCTGCGAAGGTGGCGAGCCCGATGGACGAACAGGCACACTTTCGGAAAGACGCTTGTTCCACGCGGACAGTTCACCGGCAGCGGAATTGAGCGGAATGGATATTGCCTCGATTGCCTTCGCTTGCAAGCGCATGGCGGCCACGAAGCCTTCCTCCAGTCCGCGAACCTCCGCGTCCCGAATGGCCCTCGGGTCCGGAGCCGCGTTTTGCGCAATCAGGGCTTTTGCGGTCACTTCTTTGCGTAAAGCGGCGATCTCGGCCTTGAGCGCCTTCGGATCGTTGGCCTTGGTCTCGGCATCAACTGCGGCAAGCCTGTCCTTTAGCTTGCCGAGGTCTAGCGGCGTCAAAGCCGCGGTCGATTTCTTCTCGCCACGCTTCGGGGTGCGAGATGAATCGAACGTGATCTTTTCCGGAAAGCTGACAGTCTCAAGAATGCCGCGACCTGGAATCCAGACGACGCCCTGCCCGCGCTCCATGGATGGCAGCTTGGCCTTCATCTCAGGCCAGTCATTATTATCGGCCGTGCCCTCGACCCATGCGCCGAGCGCGTTGCGATCCTGCGAACTGGTCAGTTTGAACGCGACAAGACCGTCGACCTGGCTCAGGACATCCTTCGCGATGACGGCCGGACGCTGAGTAAGCAGCCACGGGATAAATCCTTTGATGCGACCACGGCGAACAACCGTCTCCATCATGCCGAGCAGCTTTGCCGCCTCGCCATCCTTGTCTGTGAGTTTTTGCGGCGCAAACATATCTGCCTCGTCGATGACGAGATGCAGCGGCTCACCGCTGGCCTTGCGATAAAGCGCGGTAAGGAAATGCAGCATGAACCGTCGCTCGCCGGCCTTGGTGCCTATCTCGCTCAAATCGATGATGCAGCTTTCTGCCATGCCGGCCGCCGTCTCGCCGATCAAGGCGCCGGAATGTTCGGTCAGCGGCAGATCGCCATGCGGGCCGCCGAAGATCGGGATATCGAAACCGGACTTCGTCTTGCCGTCCGCGTAGAGGCGCAAGCCCCAAAACACACCAAGCGGGTCAACGATAGCGACGCGGGCCTTGCGCTCCAGCAGCCGCTCGACGCGGCCCATCGCGTTGTAGCTCTTGCCACTGCCGGCGGTGCCGACAAAGCCGAGTCGATCATCAAGCGCAGCATCCGGGATAGGTTGCTTCACGCCCCACCACCTTCCGGCTTCGACATTTCCGCCAGCTGCTCGGAGACCTGTTGCGGCGGCAGACCTGTCAGGCCGTACTTCTGCTCGATCTCAAGACAGCCGCGGTCATCGCCGGCCGCGAGCAGCTTGCCGTATGCGGCGGCATCGGCCGCGATCTCGGCCGCCACTTCGGCGTCGTCGCTGGAGCGATGGAGCTTTGCGCAGATCGCCGTGATGTTGCGCCACTCGTCATCGGAGAGCGAGGCCACGATCTCCGGCTGCAGCGAAGCGGCGCGGCTGGTGGAATAGCGGCGGGCGGCGGGCATGATCATGCTGGCTCCATTCCATCCGCATTGTCGTCATCTATTTTCCGGCGCTGCAATTCCTTCATGATCTGCGCCCGCGATCTTCTAAAGGCGGCGGCACTGACACCGGCGCGGACAGTGATATTGACGGTCTCGCCACGAGCCGCTGCAAAGACAGGTAGCCCAGCGAGCTCCCGCTCGATCACGGGCTCAACCACTGGCGCAGTGCTCGCCCTCCCCGCGACCGCAAAGCCGGTGAGAGACGCAAGCGCGGTGAGAAGCGAGCGGCGGGACAGCGGCATGTTATTTCTCCACGATCTTGAGATGCACCGCATCAAGCGCCCGCATAAAATCATCCGGCGATCGAAAATATCCCGGCGGCTCAAGGACGCATCGAAGGCGATCTTTCAAATTCTTCGGCTCATCGAGTTTAAGTATTCCGAGCGAAACGAAAGTTTCCACCAGCATCCGCGGGTTGGTCCGGAAGTGGCCATTTTGGTCGGTCGTATCGAACGCCCTGCAAACAATGTTGTAAGCCTCGTCTCTGGTCATCGCGTCACCGCTTCCTTCCTTGTTTGTCCTCCCCGGTTTCCCGGAGAGGTCGCTGGCAGTGCCGATATGGTTTTTCGACAACGATGGACTGGCCAGCGAATTGAAGGTGTCGGCAACCACGCCTTGGCCTTTCGGCGCATGCAGACTGGCCGACACCGCCGCCTCACTCGGCGGCATCCATGAATTGACGGAGAGGCAATGCTTCTCTGGCCTGTTTAGGCCCACCGCAGGTGGCCTCCCCCTCGCCCTTCGGCGAGATTTCGTCGGCGGGCAATCGCGATCCGGACTTTTCAGCCACCGCGGTGATGGCCCGCCGCCACGCCTTCCACAAATCGCGCAGAAGGCGCTTTCCCATGTATCGTTTTGCGTCTTGATCGATGTGGCCGAGCGATACGAACTCATCACGGCTCTTCGCTGGAATCTTGGCGGAAGGCGCGACCGCAAGTCCGTTCCGCGCGGCGCGGCTTCGAAGATACTCCTTCCGCTTCAGGTAAACTTCGCGGTAGAACCCTTGCTGCCTGTAGAGCGAATCCTCGATCACATACATCGCACTTCGCCGCTTTGGGCTGTAACCGAAAGCGGTCCAATCCTTGTCACTGAGTCCGCCTTCTACTCGCCACTGCTTGCCTGACTTCGTAACCCCCTCCCTGGAATAAGGAGCCATGCCCATGCGACGCCACAGCTTCGAATGCGTCGCATAGTTCGACAAGTCGCCAGCTTCGGCAATAATCACAGCAAGCGAGACCTCGCCGAAACCGCGGTGTTTAGTGCCGAACGTTTCCCAGGCTGGCAGTTGCTTGGCGAGTCGCGCCATTTCCTTCTTGGCGTCGCCCTCGATTTTTTCGAATGGCGCGCTGCCTATGCGTGAGGCCGCGATGACTTCCGCCCAGGGACCGCCGCCATCGTCCATCATGCCGGACACCTCCGCTGCGATCGCCTTCCGCTCAGCTTCGGGGAGGTCTTTGCGCCAGCCCATCATGAGGCGCAAAAACGCCCCGAGCGCGAGATCAAGCCGCTTGCGCTGATCCATAGCGAAGCAACGCTCTCGATGCTTCGCGCGGATTAGATCGATGATTTCACTGTGCGACATTCGCGAGTTCCTTGTCTGCCTTTTCCATAGCGATTTGCGCTTGCTCTGGTGTGAGCAACTGATCGAACGTCATGTTCATTTGCTTGGAGTTGAGAGGACCTAAAGTTGACATGATGGCCAGGCCGCGAATGCTGTCGCGCGTCATACCGCTGACTTCGTAGGGGTGGACATCTCCCCACCATGCGCCGGTGCTTGTCTTGTACCTGTAGAGAATGCTGCGGGCGGTTTCTCTGCGAGAGTCGCCGGCGGCTTTCAGGTAGGTCGGAGATGGCTCTCGCGCGGGTGTCGCGGCGGGAAGAGCAACACCGATTCGGCGGTCTTGAGCATGCGCACTCTGGCCCTCCCCGCCGCGAGCGGGCGAAGATGACGGGGCATCCGGCCCGTGGCCTAGAGGCTTGTGCTCATTGGCCCCATCATCTTCAATAGGCGCCGGACTGTCAGCATCTGATCGATGGCCATCGCTGGCACGGTTGCTCTGGCTGATGTCCGGCATTGGTTGCCGGGGCTTGGCATCCAACTTCTGGCCATCGCTGGCAAAATCTTCCTGGCCCTTCCCCGGCATTCTTTCGGCAAGCGTTTCGTAAATTACGCGCCCGCGTTCGGCTGTAACCCCACTATTCCACAGTTTCGATATAGCGGCGGCAAACTCATATTCAGAGCGATTGAGACCAAGCGCCGCGAGAGCATCGCCGATGGCAGTTGGTTCCTTGCTCATGGCCACTTGCTCATCGGCAGAACCGTATTGGGGCCCGCCGCGGACTCGACGTGCTGATGTGATTCAGTGGTCTCCAGTTCGACCTGCATGTTGTCCCTGCCCGCGGCGGGTTTCTCAGGCGTTCGTTGTTTGATCGCTCCAGCCAAGCCAACGACAGTATAGCCATGGCAGTCGCTGTGCTTGTTCGATCGCCAATGGCTGGCCGCGAGATTGAAAACGAACTCGCCTTCAACCAGCACCGTTCCGTCGTCGAGCATCTCGTATCGCAGCTTGTGGTATTCGAGCGAGGCGAGCCGCGACGCGCTCGCCGGTGCCGCCAGTTGCGCGCCGCGGTGGGAGGCCTTTAGGCGGTCGGCGTGGGTTGTCATGACCGCTCCCGCGCAGAATGTCCCACGGCGCCGGGACCATTGACGGGCAGCAAGCCGGGCTTCGGAATGCTGGTTTCAACGGAACCGATCTCAATACCAGCCTTCGCAAGATCGGCTGGCAGCGAGGCGATTTCGCCGGACAGTGTAAGGTGACCGAAATCCGGATGCTGGCTCTGCAGGCGCCTCGCAATCGCATGAACTGTATCAGGCATCGTTTTCGAACTGTCACCGCTCGCTTTTCGGGCCCATTGTTCGGCCCAGATGACAAGAATGCGCAGCTCGTGCCAGTTGATCTCTACACTCGTATCTTTGTCGCAGCCGCATGGAACGCCACGACTGCCGCACTTCGGACAGCCCCAGCCCTTGATCTCTTCTTGGGTGAAGCGAGCGCCACAATCGACGCACCACATGACTTCGTTGCGCTCGGCGCTCATGACCGATCCGCGTCCCTGATCTCGGAGCACTTGGCCGCCAGCTTCTCTTGCAGGGACTCGCGCGCATCGGCGCCGACGTTGGCTTTGTTGCGAAGCGTCTTTTCAGATTTCCAGCGCTTCTCGCCGGCGTCCGCATCAAGCAGATTGGCAATCCAGATCGTGGTGGCCTCGACGTATTCCGCCTCCGTTGAAGGTGGTTTATCTCCGGCCTTGGCCGCTGCCTTATCTTCCTTGGAGGGATTGGACTTGGCAGCGGCCTGGCCCGACGCTTCCGGCCCAGCGGGCGGCGAGGACGGTTGCGGCGAACTCTGTTGATTGTTGGCAGGGCCGGCCTTGTCAGGATCCTGTGCTGGATCGGCCTCCCCTGCCTCCGCCGCGCCGGCAGATGAATGTTCTCCGGTTGCTGACGACGACGCGGTGGAATTGGTTTGATCTTCGGATACTTCACTCTCGGCAGCGCTGGCCGAGTTGATGCCGTTGGCAAAATCATCAAGCGAGCGGCGCATCGCCGGGCTGATGTCGCGCATCGGCGCGGGCTCCATGGTTTCCAGTTCTTCGATCACCGGCATGCCGAGCATGACTTCCGGCGCGTAGAGCCTGATCAGCATGGCGGCCGATCGCCAGCGCAGCATGTGCTCCGGCATCGAGGTGTATTTGGCGTTCTTCGTCCAGTGCTCAGCGCGCGCCATCTTCATGTCGCAGGTAACCGAGATGACTTCGCCGGAATCGGCGAGCACCGCGCTGGCCGTCACCGCGAGGTTGTCGCCCTCGCCTGTCGGCTTCCATGTGATCCGGCTTTTGAACACGCCGGCTTTGTTGGCGCGCGCGATCACATATTCGGTTTTCCAGCCCGGCCGGCCGGAGACGACATAGATGTTTTGGAAAACTGTCAGCGGTTCCTCATTGAGCCGGCGCGCGATCTGATAGGCGATCAGACAATCGGCAACCTGACCCTTGAGGTGCGGTGGCACCAGGTTTGACGAGGCAAACACTTTAGCCACGCGCTGGGCATGTTCGAATGAGGCGGGATCGGAGAAAACATCCGTCGTCGATACGAAGTGGCGTGTCGCCGGCAGGTGAACGACTTCGGCAGTTGCGGCTTCTTCAGACATGGTAGCCTCCTTGTGTCGGCCGTCCGCGATCAGCGGAAGCGCGCCTTTGTGTCGGGGAAGATGCGGGCGCCGGCGATCTGGCGCCGGCCGGATTTCACGAATGCGCGCAGTGACTGCTCGATGGCCGTCTGCGGCAGGAAGGGGCGCAGCGCATTCAGGTCGATGGTGTTGATGTCGGTGATCTCGAACGACCACCGCTCCTCAAGCGTTGAACTGCCGGCGCCGGTCTGTGTCCGCGCCAGTTCGGAAGGCTTTGCATTGGCAGCGTCCGCGGCTTGGTCGGCGCAGCTTTCGTGTTCGTCGGCCTTGGCCTGGGCCAGTGCGGCTTTCTCGGCGTCGCCAGCCTTCACGGCGGCCGCGGCTTCGCGCTGAGCCTTGGCGGCGGCTTCGCGCGCTACGGCTTCCTCGGCCTCTCGCTTGGCCCGCTCGGCCGCTGCCTTCTTTCGCAGGTACGCGGTAGCGCGCGCGGCGAGCATCGCTTGCGCCTTGTCGGCGCGCGCCATGAAGCCCTTGAAAAACCCGTCGATGACTCGCTTGGCCTCTAGGTGCGGTCGGCCGGTGTCGTCGCGCAGCACGTCGCAGCGCTTGGACGCCGAGCCCAACTTCACCGCGAGAGCGTTCACCGTCTCCATATCGGCGTCATCCTCGATCACAAGCGGCGACTCGGCGGTCGCCTTTTCAAGCTCGGCGATGAACGCCTCGACCTGGGGAAAGTCCTTGGCGAGTTGATCGGTCGTAATCAGCGAGGGGCGGTTGTCGCCGACTACTGCCGTTCTGGCTGCAACGCTCATGATCAACCTTTCAACAGTCTTAGAACTCGGAATTCAGTATCAGCGACAACGTAACCAGCCCGTTGCTGCAGCCGATGGCTGATCCGTCGGCCGTCGGCGAGGCGCGCGGTGCTGTGCTCGCCGAGCTTTGCTTTGATGGCGGTGGCCGCGATCTTCTCCTCGGTCTCGGCCCGTTTCTTGATGGCTTTGGCGGCCTCGAAATCGGCAACGATGCCGGGCAAAGAGTTGTCACCGGAAAGGTCGATCTCGGCACCGTTGTCGCGCGGGAAAAGACGCTTCACCAACTCCTCGTCGCGCACCGGATCGATCGGCGGCTGCACGTTGGCGTCGAGGTAGTCGCGGCAGAACTCGGCAACGCACTGCCTGATCTTGGCCTCGGCGCCGGGGTTGCGCTCGACCGGGAAAACTTTTAGTTCCCACTTGAACGTGTCGACGATCAGGACCGCGATCATCGCCCATGGCGCGTCGGCCAACATGGCCTCGGTGAGGGTCTGTAGCTCATAGGCCAACGGCACCACGGGCTTATCATCGTCGTCGAGCCATTTCTGCTCATACCAAGGCCGTGAGACGGTCTTGCATTGGATGATTCCGATGCCATCGCGGCCGGGAATGACGGCCGCGCCATCCGGGGTTGCGCCGAGACGGGTCTCGCGATCGCACAGAAACACGCCGGTCGGCCGGATTTCCCAATCGGGAAAGTGCCACTGGATGGCGCGCATCACCGCGGGCTCGCCGATGATGCCGCGGAACATCGCGTCGTTCATTTCCTGCGGCGATAGCAGGCCCTTTTTCTCGGCCCATACTTTTGCGGCCGAGCCGAACAGGCCCTCGCCGCAGACGGCCGGCACGTCGGAGGCCGTGATGAACTTAGTGCGCAGGTCGAGCCATTGCGGGCGCATCTTAACGGGGTCGATCGGAATTCTTTCGACGGTCATTTCAAGCCATCCCGCGCGATCTGTTCCTTGATCCAGGCGCAGAGCTGTTTCCGCTCGTGGCGCTGGCGGCCGTCCGTCAGTCTTTCGCTATTGATTGCGATTACCTCGATTAGAGGCGCGATCTTTGCGACGTTGCATTGAAGGCACGCTATCTTGATCGCCATGAAGGTCTCGATCTCGTCGGGCGTCGCCAGCTCCTCCAGTTCGGCGAATAGCCACGTCGTGCGGACGAAGAACGGCGGTTGCGCTTTCGGTGCGGGCTTCTCGTCGAGGATGCCGCGCGCGGTGGACATGAAGCGGCTGAGGGCACTCATCGGTCACCCCATGAAGGATCGATTGATTTCGGGCGCTTGCCGGTCACCTCATCCCGAAGCGCGGCGACAAGATTCCGTGACTGGACGCGCGACGCCTCACATAGGCCGCCGTTTGGCATGTCGGCATCGCGGCAAAGCGAGGCGATAATTTCGTTCAGCCGGTCTTTGAGATTGAGCGCGTTCATGTCCAGCGTCCCGGCGTTGTCGGAATAAATCGCCGCTCACGAATCGGCGGCAGCTCCGGCACGTCGCCGTGCGCCTCGTCGACCTTCGGCCGCATCCAGCCCACAACCTTGCGCATTGCGGCGTCGTGACCGAGGCACCATCCGATGATGCCGAGCGCGCCGCCGAGTAATCCGCCGCCGGTCAGAATGCCGAGGATGAACGGATGTTGAGCGAGCATCATTGCGCCCTCGCCGCTTTGAGGATGGATGCGCGGCTAGCAAGAGCTGCTACCAACTGTTCGATCTCGGTCTCAAGCTTCCCTCGCTTGAGGTTCTGGAGGATGTGCCTGAGCCATTCGTTTCCATCATCCGAACCGAAAACAAACCCGGCAGCGGTGACGTATTCGCGTGTGGCTTGTTCGCGATCGGCGGGTGACTGCCCCCATTGCTGAATGCCGCGAAGCAGGAACGTCTTGGCGATATCCTCGTCGCTTTTCATCACGGACCTCAAAACGCCGAGCGGCGGACGCCTTCGGCCGGACGGCCAAAGGGTGTCGTTATGGTGATCTTGACTGGTAGCCCGTGGCGCTGGCGCCAGCCGGCCTTCCGCTGTGCAATGACGCTGGCGTAGTAGCGCTGGGCCTGCCGGAGCGAGCGCGGCGTCAACGCGCCGTAGTCGGCCATAGCGCGGCGGTGGACCATCGAGCGCAGCACGGCGCGGTTGATCTCGCCGGTGCATTCGTCGAGTAAATTCAGGACGGTGAGTGTCACTGCAGCACCGCCTCTGCCGAGGCCAGTACGTCCTCAATCCGCCCGACGATGTCGCTGCGGTCGAAGGCGGCGCCGGGCTGTTTCAGTTCATCGAGCGCGTCGCCGAGCACGACAACGAGCGCGGACAGAGCGAGCTGGCTGGTCACCAGCGGTGTGGGAAGTTGTGGTTGTGTTTTGAGGCGAGGCTGCATCGAACCCTCCAAGGTGATGGAGGGAACATATGCGGGTATTTCCCCGCAGTCAACTACCGCGCGGGAAAAAACCCGCAATTATTTTTCGAGGGGTCGCGCGCGCGGACGTTTCCAATTTTAGACTCAGTGCTGGGAGCGGGGTCTTAAATCCCCGCTCCTACTTGCTGAGAGTCTGTAAGTCTAATCTGTATGGAGCAAATACCGTGCCAGAACAAAAAGGACATCAAAAATGACATATCCGAACCAAAGAATGTCCTCCAAGATACAACTGTCAGTAAGTACGCTGCCAGCGCCTTTAAGAGGCTTGGCAGCTACTACGTTAGTCGGATGCGAGTAGTTTCTTCACAGTGATTCGCCACATTCACTTCCCGTGTGATTCGGGTATTTTACAACCGAGAGGCTACGGCTGGTGGCTTCTTGTTAGGAGGCGCGAAGATGGTAGGTCGTGAGATGCTTTTACGGGAACTGTTCGGGTTGCCTGTTATCGATCCGGTTGCGTTCGCAGCAGCGAAACAATCTGGACCACTGCGTCCACCACGAGACGTGCGGCCTCCTTGTCTTTTTCCAAATGGTGTTCCGGTGTTGGCCGGTCGATCCCGTAGCGATCGATCACGCGATGTATCTCTCCTGTCAGGAGTCGAAGCTCGGCCTCGGGATCAGGTGAACGCGCAATCTCGCGCGCAATCAAAACAGCGGCCAGCGAGCGTGAAAAAATCTGTTCGACCGAAACAGCAGAATACAACGCACCGATAGCACCTCCGATCGTCGGCATGTCAGATGCTCCAGTGCGAGGGAGATTAGTTTCGGCTATCACTAGAGGGCGGGACCGCGGCCAGCTCGGCCAAATTTTGTTGGAGACTGTCAATTGAACGATCATCTACCACGACTGCGATGGTGCCTAACTCGCGCGTTCGAAGAACTAGCGCCTTGCCCACAGCCGACACCGCATTCGATGTCCCTGTTAAGGTCAGCGATAGCAAATCTACGTTTTGATGAGCTGCCTCAATCTGAAGTTCGCGAAGCAGGCTCTCGCGAACATCTTTGCTTACCGCGATCTTATGCTCGGACCCGCTCCTAGAGCGGAACGTCAGAAGCGTATTGCCGTCCGAATGCTGGCATTCAGTCAGTTGGATTAGATATAGGTGCATGGCACCGTCCACCTCATGCTCCGGATCGTCCGCCATCAGATCAGCCCTCGTTCCTCCAGCGCGAGAGGCGGGTCATTTTAGGGCCGGTCTGCAGTGCGTCCCGGCAGCGGCGGTACGCTGGCCAATGTTCGGGCCACCACGTAGGGCAGCTGGAGGGTATCGCCGCGCACGGTGCGATACGATTTCAATCCCATAAATTTGCCGGAATAAGCGACAACATCGTTCACCAAAATATGCGGCTCTGAAATTAATTCCCTATGATATTCCATATAGATGGTGTCTGACGTGGTGAGCCCTTGCGGGCCGCGCGTGGTATCGACGCGAAGCGTGATGTCATCGCCGTTTTCCATAATTTGAATGACCTTGCCGCGCCCGTTTACGGTGGAATTGACGAAACTTTCCGGTGCCCGCGCCAGCGTCTGATAGGTGATAACCCCGTCACGGCAAGGGTCGGCCATGCCGGGCGGTAGATTCGACGTGCACCGCGGTACGTTCCGAATGGTGTATTCGCGTTGCTCTTGTGCTTGCGCTTCAACGGCCAGAAATGCGAAAGCAAACGAAACGGCACATAAAAAACTTCTCATGGTTTCCCCTCCTACCGCGGCCTCATGTCGGTGACTTTCGACGCCCACTCAATTCCAGCATCTTCGATCGGCGGCTCGACGTTGGCGTTCGAAAGCAGAGTGAAACTCCCGTTGCGCTCGTGCTTGATGATCTTGACGAGGATCCTATCGTCGGCGAGGCCCACGACGCAAAGCTGGTTGTAGAGGTCTTCGGTCACCGGCGAGCGAATGTCGCGGTAGAACACCAGCCAACTCTTGAACGCGTCGCCCAAGCTGCCGCCGCGTACTTCGACGGCGACCGTTTGATCGGTGGCGCCAGGTGGCGGCTCGACATACTCGAACTGATCGTCCGAGAAACGGTAGTAGACCGCCTCGCCGCTGGCGCCGACGTAGCCGACCACTCTGACGGTTTTGCTGCGGTCGTCACTGTCCTGCAGGATATCCCCGCTTTCGATATGATCTCCGCCGACAACCTCGGGGCCGTCTCCGGATAGGAGCCACGCCTTCGAGGTTTGCAGGACGGGCGCCAGCTTTTCCAGAGTCTCGGATGAAACCCCTCGCTGCTTGCCGGACTCAATGTTCCGGCGGATGCTTCGAATGGCATCTCTCGACAGGCCAGCGCTTGAGCTCGCCGAATTCTCGGTGAGTCCTAACGCCTTGAGGCGCTTTTCAATTCTGCTGATGATGCCTTTGCCCGACGCCCTCATGTGAGGGATTATGCCCGCGCACAGTTCAGGCGAGTTAGCGGATAAATTTCCGCGATGGCTTGACGATGCGGGAATAAACCCGCATATTTCCGGCATGAAACTCACCGAGCAATTGCTATCCGTTGCCACAACCTATTGTGGTGCCAAGTCAATTTCGTTGGCGCGCGTCTCAACCCTGATCTTCAACGACGGCAAGCGATTCGACGCCATCCAGCGCGGCGGCGATCTCGGCACCGCTCAATTCGAAAAAGCCCTCTCGTGGTTCTCGGATAACTGGCCCGAAGCTGACGAGACTTGGCCGCTCGGCGTGCCGCGCCCGGCGCCGGCGAGGGCTGAATCATGACCCCCGCCGGATCACGCGCGCCCTCCGTCCAGCACGTTGAGCAGACAGGCCACCGCCGACAGCACCACGGCCGCGGAGAGCAGGATCAGTATCAAGGCCAGCATTGGGGCGTCTCCTTTGGGGACGCATCCAGCGCCACCGTAGGCCCCGCTGTCATGCCAACATTTTCAGGGAACAATTAGTGGACGGGGAAAGTGAATGGAGAAAATCGTACTGACCGAATTGCAGGCCTTCACCAAGCGCCTGGTGCGGCTGGCGATCCACAAGGCGGGCGGCAACCGGGCCGCGGCGGAGTGGACCGGCTTTCAGGGATCGGAACTCAGCCTGTTCGCCAACGACGACGCCAACAAGCATATTTCGCTGTGGCGGGCGATGACGCTTGACGAGGCTGCGGGCGACGTGATGCTCAAAGCCTGGGCGCGACGGCGCGGCTTTGAGGTCATCACCCACGAGCAGCATCTCGAATTAGCGCAGAGCGTCAGCAAGATCGTGGGGCGGCTCGCTCACGCCGGCGCTGACCTGGAGAGCGCAGCGCTCGACGCGGTCGCCGACGGCAAGACCTCCAACAACGAAATCAAGCAGACAGAAGTCTGCGCCGGCGCCCTGATCGGGGCGGCGGAAGACACCGTGCAGGCGGTTGCGAAACTGCGCGCGGTCTAGGTTTTTCTACCAGTAAAGCCAACACACAGTACGAGCCCGCAGCGAAACCTGCGGCAGACGCAATCGGGAAAGCGGCGCCCGGTGTCAGGACTTTTTTGCACCTTCGTCATCGCGTCGGTTGCGGACGGCGAGCGCGCTTGCGCCAAAAAATGGGGAAACGCATGGGCCTGATGTATGGCGAATGGAGCGATGCCAACGTCGTTAAACTCAAGCAGCTATGGGCTGACGGCTTCACCTGCTCGCAAATAGCCAATGAGCTGCAGGCCGGGTTTTCGCGCAACGCCATCATCGGAAAGGTTATGCGGCTCAAACTTGAGCGACGCGGCAAGACGCCGGTTCGCACCAAGCAAAGGCCGATCGACCGGCCGCACCTTGCGCCTCCACCGGCTACATCGGCCGGCCGCATCCGCAATCCAACCCGGCTGCAGGCCGTCGTCAACGGCCACGATCCGGGCCTTGCGCCGCCGCAACGGCGCAATCCCTCGCACAACATCCTCGCCAAGATCGCAATCGATGCCGCCGAGCCGGGCCTGTCGCCGATGCTCAGGGGCGAGAAGCCGGACGGCACGGGCATCAAGCTGATCGACCTCAAGCCTGATAGCTGCCGCTGGCCGCGCGGAACTCCGACCGATGACGACTTCGAATTCTGCGGCGGCAAGTCGCTTCCCGATCGCCCCTATTGCTCGCGCCATACACGACTGGCCTACGCGCCGCCGAAAGCGCGCGTTGCCGCCGATAAATGGGCAATGCATCGAGCCGACACACAATCCTGATCTTCAACCTGAGGAGCAAAAGCCATGGGACGCAAGCCGAAAGACGGAGCCAAGCCAGCGGCGCCGAAGCAAACTGCCGAGACCATCAGCGACGATCAATTGTATTCGCTGACCGAACAGCACCGGCAGAAATACGAGGTGGTGCTGGAGGTCAAAAAGAAGGCCAACAAGGCGCTGATTGATCTGGGCAAGATCATAAAATCAGACTTGGGCGCCAAGGGTCTGCAGGACATCAAGGACCTGATCGAGCTGTCGACGCCGGAGGGCGAGGCCGCGATGAAAGCGGAGATGGAACGCCAGGTGCGGGTGATGCGATGGATGAATATCCCGATCGGCTCGCAAGGCGCGTTGTTCGGGGATGCCGACCGCACTCCGCTTACCGAGCGCGCGTTCAACGAGGGCAAGCGGCAAGGCTTGGCCGGCGAGCCTGTCAGCAACCCGCACCACCACACGACGGAAGCGGCGCGCAAATATGATGAAGGCTTTGCGGAAGGCCAAAAAACCCTTGCAACCAAGGGGTTTTCTAAACTCGAACCCGACGAGAAGGCTGACGTCAAGAATTCCGCCGCGATCGGCTCATCGCGCCCGACGTTTCAAATAACGCAGTGAAATCATGGACCGCGTCACCGGGCTGATTTATTGCCTTGATCTCGGCATCACCACTGGCTTTGCCAAGGGTAAGCCCGGCGACGCGCCTGTGTCCGGAACGGTTCGGCTCAAACAAAAGGGTGAAACGATCGATGTCGCGTATGCGAACTTGATCGCCTTTCTGGCGGGCGAGTTCGCGCGGGAGCGACCGGTCCTCGTCGTTAAGGAAAAGATGCTGGCGCTGCAGGCGTTCATGGCCATGGGCAATGCCGAAAGCACGGTGCGCGCCCATGCCGGTTATCACGCGATCGTCGATGGCCTATGCGTCAGGTTCAACATCCCTTGGGATGAAGTGGCAGACTCGACGGCGAGAAAACACTTCATCGGGATTGCAAGGACAGGTGATCGCGAGGAGACCAAGCGCGCCGTGGTCGCGCGGTGCCACGCGCTCAAGCTGATGTCGCCTGATTGCCACGACGACAACCGCGGCGACGCCCTCGCGATCCACGACTGGGCCTGCGCCAACTTCGGAAGCCGCGCGGCATCCATTCAAAATTTCCAATTGTTCGAACCCGTGGGGCGCAAGCATGCCTAACGCAATCACACCGCCATGCTTCGACGATATTGCGGTTGCACTCGCGCTCGCAGCCTCAAAGCTAAAACTTGACCTTGACCAGATGGAGCTGATTGCAGCCCGCATCAACCTCTCTCCGATGGGATGCTCGATCGCCGTCTCCGAGTTGAAGAAAAATCTCGATCTGATCGTACACGCGCACCACTTTTTCAAGAACAATTCCGCTGCCGAGAACGAAGTCCGCGCCATGGTGCTGCGCAAGAAAAGCGGGCGCTGGGGCATGTTTGCAAGGGCGGCGGCGGTATGAGCAAGCTGTCGCGCTTTGGCGGGATCGGTGGCCATCACAGCAATCGTGCTGCGACCGTCGAATGGCTCACGCCGCCGGCAATCCTTGCTGCGGTTGGTGGTGCAGACTCGTTCGATCTCGACCCCGCCACGCCGGAAGTTCAGCCGTGGCCGACGGCAAAGCATCGCTACACGCGCAACGATAATGGCCTGATGCAGCGCTGGTTCGGGCGCGTCTTTCTCAATCCGCCCTACACCAGCGACGACATCGCGAAGTGGATGGGGCGCATGGCCGATCACAACCACGGCACCGCGCTGATATTCGCGCGCACCGAGACCGATGCGTTCTTCCGCTACGTCTGGGATCGGGCCTCTGCGCTGCTGTTCATGCGCGGCCGTGTCAACTTTCACCATCTCGACGGCACCCGCGCGTCCGCCAACAGCGGGGCGCCGACGGTACTGTGCGCCTACGGCTCGACCGACGCGGACATTCTCGCCTGCTGTGCGATCGACGGGCAGTTTGTGCCATTGATCTTTTCGCGATCCGTCCTGGTCACAGCGCTACGCGACGTGACATGGTCCGAGTTGGTTGCGAGCGTGATCGAGGGCGCCACCGAACCATTGCGCATCGCCGACATCTGGGCGCTGGTCAAGGATCATCCGAAGGCCAGAGCAAATCAGAACGCGCGCGCCAAGATTCGTCAAACACTGCAGCTCGGCGTGGGCAGGCCAGTCTCTCGGGATCAATGGTTGCCGGCCTAATGCGCAGCTTCCGCTTCACCCCCTTGACGCTGACCATCATCCGGCGCCATGCCGGCAACCGCCGCGATGCCTCGTTCATCGCCGGGATGCTCAATTGCTCGACCGGCACGGTGGAAAGCATCTGCTCCAAGCACGGCATTGAACTGGTCGCGACAGAAGATGGCGCGCCGCCGTTGAGTCCATACCACTTCGCCGACGGCGGCCGCCCGCAATATCGAACGATCGAGGTGCCGATCGGGTGTGAGGCGCTTGAGATGATCCAGCGCGAGGCCGCGCGCCGCGGCGTCAAGGCGGCAACGCTGATCGCGCGGGTATCCGAGATCGTGGCGGCGGATGATTTATTTCGCGCGGTGCTGGACGCATGACAGCATTCCCCGCACTATTTCTCGACGAGTTGCGCGCCCGGCTTCCGGTCTCCGAAGTCGTCGGCCGCAAGGTCAAGCTGAAGAAGCAGGGTGCCGAGTTCAAGGGGCTGTCGCCGTTTCAGGATGAGAAGTCGCCCTCGTTCACCGTCAACGACAGCAAGGGATTTTACCACGATTTTTCCTCCGGCAAGCACGGCGATATCTTCTCGTTTTTGATGGAGACCAGCGGCATCGACTTCCGCGCCGCCGTGGTTGAGTGCGCGCAGATCGCGGGCTTGCCGCTGCCTGCGGACGGCGGTGTCCAGCACCAGCCCGCCAAGGCCGCCAACGGCCATCTGCGGCATGACGAGGCTCCGTTCGACCCCGACGCCTACGATGCCGCGCCGGCGCCGCGCCAGACCACCAAGCGCGAGATCACCAAGGCCTACGACTACGCCGACGGCAGCGGTAACCTGCTGTACCAGGTCTGCCGGATCGAATGGCGGGACGACGGCAAGCACAAAAAGACCTTCATGCAGCGCCGGCCCGATGGCGCCGGGCATTGGATATGGGGCCTGAGCGGCGGCGAGTTCATCCGCGGCCGCGATGGCGACTGGTACCAGGCGACGGAAGATCGGGTCCAAAAGTGGACCGGTGCCGAGCACCAGTCTTTCCCGACCGGCGTCAATCACGGTCTCTACCGCCTGATGGAATTGCGCGAGGAGGCCGGGGCTGCCGAGATCGTCTATCTCCCCGAGGGCGAAAAGGACGTCGAGACGCTGCGCGGCATCGGCCTGGCGGCCACCACCAACAGCGGCGGGGCGAGGAACTGGCGCCCCGATCATGCCGAGGTGCTGCGCGGCCGCGACGTCGTGATCCTGCTCGACAACGACCAGCCCGGCCGAGAGCGTGGCGACATAATCGCGCGGTCGCTGCACGGCATCGCCAGCCGGATTCGGCTCGCCGACTTTTCCGGCGTATGGCCGGACGCGCCGAAGGGCGCCGACGTCACCGACTGGGTACGGCAACGCGAGGGCACGGCCGAGGAGCTGGCCGAGATAGCCGGGCGGGCCCCGGAGTGGCGGCCGGCGCCGTTCGAATCCACCATGGGCCTGCGGATGTGGGCTGACCAGGACCTGCCCGGGGCCCAATACGAATACCTGATCGAGGACATGATCCCGGAGCGCCAGGTGGTGGTGCTGATGGGCGATACCGGCACCGGAAAGTCGTTCCTGACATTTTCGATGGCGATGGCGCTGGCCCGCGGCGTGCCGTTCCTGGGGCGCCGCATCCTAAAGTCCACCGGCGTGGTGTGGTGCGCCTATGAGGCTGCCGAGGGCGCCGGCGCGCGGATGCGGGCCTACCGGCGGCACTATGGCCTATCGCTCGAGCCCTTACCCTTTGCCGCGCTACAGCACCCGCTGCCGCTGTGGCCGAATGAGCCCAACGGGGACTTGCTGATCAACGAGGTGCTCGGCATCGAGCGGACCCGGTTTGACGGCATCCGGCTGGGCGCCATCGTGGTCGATACCTACAACGCAGCAACCCCTGGCGCCTCCGAGATCGATAGCGAGGTGGTGTCGCGGATTCGCAGCTATTTCCGCCGGGCGGTGGCCGAAACCGGCGCCACCCTGATCATCGTCGGACATACCAATTCATCCGGCAAGCACCGCGGCAACGAGCAGTTGACCAACAACGTCGATACCATCTTAAAGGTCTCGTTCAAAACCCGGATCGAGGGCCGCGAGATTATCCAGATCAAGGACGACGACGGTCGCGACATTCGGACGCTGAAGGTGATCAAGCAGCGCGAGGGCAAGCAGGGCGACGAGTTCGATTTTGTGCTTCATGCGGTCAAGGACGGCACCGTGAACAAGTTCGGCAGCGCGCGGACTTCTTGCGTGATCGTGCCGTTCGAGGGGGCGGGCGAAACTCGCCAGCGGGCGGACGTGCCCAAGGGGCCGCGTCTGACCTATGACCGCACCGTGATCCTCAACGCCCTGCGCACCGCGATCGAGGAGCATGGCGAGCCAACGCCGGGCGTGCTGAAGCTGCCCCGTTCGATCTCCCGGGTCGTCAAGGCTGGTCGCTGGAAGGACATCTATCTGCAGAAGGCCCCGGACGGTGGAACCGCGCCGGACAACACCATCAACAAGCGGCTGCGTGATGCCTCCAACCAGTTCCAGACGATCGGGCTGATCGGCCGGATCAATCCCTTTGTCTGGATCGTGCCCGGCAAACAGGTCAACGAGGACCCGCTGGCGCTGGCCGGTGAGCAACCCGAATTCCCGGAAATACCTTCGCAGTAGAGGCCCGATGTCCTCGATGTCCCTGATGTCCTCAAACCGGATTTTTCAGCATGGGAATGCACTATCAAATGGCTGAAAAGAAACAAGAAAATGCAACTGGAGGACATCCGGACGAGGATGTCCCTTTTTCGATGTCCCAGGTGTCCTCGATGTCCCTTTTGGAGCGGGCCAGGCTTGGGGTCTTGATTGAGGCGGACGGCGATAAGGCGCTGCGCGCGCACCTGGTTGGTGCCATGGGTGAGAAGTCCAAAAGCGCGCTCCGCCGGCCGCGCGAGTTGCCCGAGCGGTGGAACGTGGTCCATGTGATGGACCGGATCACCGAGGCCTATGAGGTGCTGGCGCGCCTGCCGGTGACCGTGCGGCCGAAGGGCTACGGCTCGGCGATGCCGGAAGTGGTGCGACCGCAAATGTCGAACATGGAGTGGATCGAAAAATACCGGAGCGGAGACCTTGCTGAGGAGGAAGAGGCTAAAAACCGGGTTCAGCGCCGACCGTCATCGGCCCAGATCACCCGTATGGAGCAAGCGTTTCAGTGGACGCCGCGGTATCTGGCTGACAAGCCGGAGGTTTCCAAGGCAGTTGGCTTGGGCGCGCAATGGGAGGCGATCAGGGCCGATCTGGCGCGGCGCTGCAAGGCCCGCGGGATCTCGCCGCGGACCTTCTTTCGTCGCCGTACGCACGGCATCACCATCATCACAATGGGGCTAATCCGGGACAAGGTGCTGGTTTCGTAGGGGGAAGCATGGCCGACAAATCCGCGATCGAATGGACCGACGCGACTTGGAATCCGATCCGGGCGCGCAACCTGAGAACCGGCAAGGTCGGCTGGCATTGCGAGCATGCCACCACCGGCTGCGAGTTCTGCTACGCCGAAGGCTTTAATAAGCGCCTCGGCACCGGGCTTCCGTTCAAGCCAGGCCATCGCAAGGACATCGAGCTGTTTCTCGACGACAAGATGCTGACCCAGCCGCTGCGCTGGAAAAAGCCGCGCATGATTTTCGTTTGTTCGATGACCGACCTGTTCGCCGACTTCGTGCCGGATGAGTGGATCGACCGGATGTTCGCGGTGATGGCGCTGTCGCCGCAGCATACGTTTCAGGTTTTGACAAAACGCCCGGAACGGATGCGCGAGTATTTCTCCGGCTCTCCCATAGAAATCTGTCGGCGTGTTGCTGATGCGTCCACAGGGCGCGGAGGCTGCTTTACGGCGGATGACCTATGGACCATGTGGCCGCTCCCCAACGTCTGGCTCGGCGTCTCGGCCGAGCGCCAGCAGGAAGCCGATGATCGTATTCTGTGGTTACTGGAAACGCCGGCGGCGGTGCGCTTCATCTCAGCCGAGCCGCTGCTCGGGCCTCTCGATCTGACAATGGTGCAAAGGAGGCATTGGGCGAGAACCCAGCACATGAACGTGCTGACCGGTAAAGCAAATCCGTCACTGGAAGGTGTCGCGCCAAAAGCGACGCTGGATTGGGTCATCGTCGGCGGCGAGAGCGGTCGCGGCGCCCGACCTATGCATCCGGATTGGCCGCGCTCGCTCCGTGAACAGTGCGCGGCCGCGGACGTGGCGTTCTTTTTCAAGCAGTTTGGCGAATATGCGCCGTCATCCGAACAGGAATGGGCCGACGATGACGGCTCGCATCATCACCTATTGGTTGCACCGGACGGACGATATGGCGACACGGTCGCCGATCTGCTGACGATGCCCAAAGGTGCGGCGTGGTTGCGACGGGTCGGTAAGGCCAAGGCGGGCCGCCTTTTGGACGGCCTCGAGCACAACGGAATGCCCGGTTCCTGAATGGGCATTATGCAAGCGGAACCAATCGTTTCACGTGAAACACTTCACCCTTTACGCGAACTTAAATCCAGCGCGGTATTGCCTTGCCGTATGGGTGCAGGCGAGAAGCTTTCCAAAGCCAAAGCCGAGCTGATGTTGGCCTATGTCGGCGGCCTCGGATTAACGGCGATCAAGGTATTGGTCGGCAACGCTGGGGAGACACCATGCTGGCTGCAGATACAGGCCGAGCCCGATCTGATCGAAAGCGATGGCCCGCTGGTGACGTTCGACACGCTATGGTTCTCCAAAGCCAGTCATGCCGAGTTGGTCTACCAGCAGTGCCTCGCCGTTCTGGACGTCGAGCAGGATGTGGCTATCAACCTATGCGCAGCCGAAGTGCGAGACACTGTGGTGAATGAAGCTGGCAACCTCGGTGCGGCCTGGCGATTAACGCAAGAGATTGTCGCCACTGCCGAAACTGCCGTCGATGAGGTGGAGCGCCATATTGTAGCGCTGAACGCCTCGGGCGGTCTTTCCTCACTGAACGCGGGGTACAAAAGATATAGATTGGCGATGCAGGCGACGGGTGTGGCCGCAACTACCTATTCGACATACTTGTTGGGTTTCAAGATCAAGATGGCGAAGCGAATAGCCGAGAACGTCGCATCCGGTGCTGACAAGTTTGCCGGGCTATCGTCGATTTTTCCCGGCTCGCTTGGCATCTTCAGGCGTGAGGAAGAGTTCACTGACCCACCTCCAAGCAGCCGCGTCTATGCGAATCGCGGTTGGTCGAATCACTCGTTCAGGAAACGTGAGTGAAGGTTAAAATCGGTTAGGAGTGGCAAAAACACGATGTCCCTTTTCGATGTCCTCATGGCTTTTTGAAAATAATTTTTTAATGTTATGTTGCAAAGTGTTAGTTGGAAAAGGGACATCAAAAAAAGTATGTCCTGTCCTCGATGTCCCTTGACATTCAAAAATGCATAGCTCCCCTATCGCGCCCAGAACAACACCCCGGCGAACTATGCCCCGGCCACAAAACGAGGCCGACCAGGGAGCGAGCCCTAAGCTCGCGCTCCCCCACAAGACACCCCGCAGAGCATTAAAGTTTCCTACTGAGCTGATGCGCTTTTGGTGAAAGCCAAGCGCGCCTGACGGCGCTTGCTACTTCCCCTCAATCGTTAACGGAAAAACTGACAAGCATCCCTTGGCAGCTACTTCCTTTTGCCCCGCCCTTGCGCGCGAGTTCCAAAAAATGTCCCGAAACTTCGGTCTTCGCCATCGCGACAGCGCCTGGCGCTCGTTCTGGCATGAGGGCGAAGGCGAGCGGGACCCGATCTGGCCGTTCGTGGTGATTGGCGCCGCGGTGGCGTTGATCCTGGGCCTCGGGCTGTTGATCGCATGAACGTTCACGACCCAAAAATCCAGAAGCTGCTCGCGCGCGCCGTGTTCGCGACCTTAGAAACCGTCCAATTTATCCTCGAGGAGATACGCAAAATGACCACGCAATCCGATGCACTCGCCGCCGCCGTCACCGACCTTGACGGCAAGGTCCAAAGCCTGAACGACAACGTCGTGGCGCACGACAACGCCGTGAAGGCGGAACTGGTGGCGCTTGCCGCCGCGGTCGCCGCAAGTTCGGCCGCTGCGGATCCTGCGATCCAGGCCTCGATCGACAAGCTGGGCACGCTCTCGACCAGCATCGCGGCGAGTTCCGCAACCGTCTCGCAGGAGACGACCGCGCTGGTGGCGTCCTTGCCGCCTGCACCGGCACCCGCACCTGCGGCCCCATCTGCACCGGCCGCACCGTCAGCCTGAACATCGCCATGGCCGAACGCATCACCGGTATCGTCAAGTTTTTTTCAGACGAGAAGGGGTTTGGCTTCATCAAGCCGGCCGACGGTAGCCCGGAAGTGTTCGTCCACCGGACGGATCTCGCTGCCTCGCTGACCATCCTGCTGCCCGACCAGGCCGTGAGTTACGATTTGGTAGATTCAGGTTCTCGCAAGGGCAACGGCAAGAAGGCGGCCAACGTCGAACTGGCATGACAATTTGCGATCGATGCTATGCGCCAGGTCAATGTTGCAAAATGCTTCATCTGTCCGGCGAGGATGGCGCGGCTGCCACGTATTGGGTTGATGGTGATGTCAGCGTGGTTAACCAGCTGCAGGCGCAGGGTCTGCCGTTTGAACCGATGCAGGAACTTGGCAGGTGGACGGACGACAAGACAGGCCGCGAGTACGCGGAACTGCTGTTCCGGTGCACGAAGCTGACAGACGGCGGGCGCTGTTCGATCTATCAGGACCGTCCGGCATTGTGCCGAAGGTATGAGCCGTTGAGCGACAGGCTTTGCGTTCACTTTGGTGGATCTGAGGCCGGGGCCGACGGTGATTTGGCATGAGCGAGTCCGAGAAGCCAAAGGCACCAAAAAAGCGCAAGCGCAGGAAAATCGGCCGGCCGAAGATCGCCGTCAACAAGGCCAATTTGCTGCGGCTATCGAAGCTTCAGTGCACGATGGAGGAACTGGCAGCCTTCTTCGAGGTGTCGCTCGACACCATGAAGCGGCGGCTGAAAGAGCCGGAACTCCGGGAAATCTGGGACCGTGGCAAGGCGCTCGGCATGCTTTCCATCCGGCGCCGGCAGTTTCAATTGATGCTGTTGCCCAACAGCGCCGGCGTGCAGATGACGGTGCACCTGTCGAAATTCCATCTTGGGCAAACTGAAAAATCACTAATCGAACTGACCGGCAGAGGTGGCGGCCCGATCACGACCGTTGACCTGACCAAAGCCTCGGATGAACAACTCGCAGCGCTCGAAGCTATCTTCGGTCCCCTTGCCGCAGCCGGCAGCGATGATGGCGGCGATCAGGGCGGAGAGGGAACGTAGGTCAGCCGCTGCGCAGGAAGGTGGATGGGAAGTCGAGCGCGCGAAGTGCGCGGCCGATATTCTGTACTGGTTCGATCGCTGGGTTTGGACCTATGACCCGAGGCTCACCGGCAAACCCGGTGGTCCGTTCCTTCAGTTCAAGCTATGGCCGAAGCAGCGCGAGATCGTGCTTTGGATACTTGATCGGATCCGCGTTCCCGAAGAAGGGTTGATCGAAAAAAGCCGGGACACCGGCGCGACGTACTTGTGTGCCGGCGTCGCATTGCATCAGTGGCTGTTCGTGCCTGGTTTCAAGGCGACGTTCGGCTCACGCATCGTCGATTTTGTGGACAAGAAGGATAACCCGGACAGCATCTTCGCGAAGCTACGGATCATGTTGCGGAGGTTGCCGACCGAGATGCTCCCCGAGGGGTTCAATGCGGGCGTTCACGACAACTACATGCGCCTCGCCAACCCGAAGTCGGAAGCGGTCATCTCCGGTGAAGGCGGTGATAACATGGGCCGCGGTGGCCGATCGACGGTCTATTTTCTGGACGAGGCCGCACACGTTCCCAATGCCGAGACAGTCGAGAAGGCGTTATCCGGCAACACCGATTGCGTGATCTGGATTTCATCCGTCAACGGCATGGGGAACCTTTTCGCCCGCAAGCGGCATTCGATTTTGGGCCAGCGGCAGATTGCCCGGTTGCACTGGCGCGATGATCCACGGAAGACGAACGAGTGGGCTGCGACGAAGCAGGCAAGCTTCTCTGACCCAACGACATGGGCCAGCGAATACGACATCGACTATTCGGCCTCGGTTGAGGGCGTGTGTATCCCGGCTATCTGGGTTGAAAGCGCAAAGCGGTTGAAGGCGCTGGAGCCTCGCCTCGTCGCATCGAACCAGAGCACTCTCGGCCTCGATGTCGGCGCCGGCAAAGCCAAGTCTATTGCCGTCGTGCGTAGAGGCGCGATCGTCGACACGCCGCAATCTCGCGGTGATCCCGACACGACGGAGACCGCGTTCTGGGCAATTGGTATCGCCCGCACCACCACGGTGAGGTGGATCGGTTTTGACGCGCCCGGCGTCGGCGCCGGCGTCTCTTCCACGTTGATGAAAAACCCGGTCGCCGGGATCGGCGTTGTTGCGATCAATACCGGCCTGCCGCCATCGCGACGTCTTTGGCCTGACGATCGGACATCCGAGGAGATGTTCGGCAACCTCAAGGCCGAAGTCTGGTGGCTGTGCCGTACGGCCTTACAGCGCACCCATGAGCACGTCCGGTTTCTTGAAAATGCCGAAGGTGGCAAAGAGCACGCGTTGACGGATCTGCTGGCGCTGCCGAGTGGCGATAAGGAAAGCGACGCGCTTTGCCTTCAGCTATCTCTGGTGAAGTGGGGCCGCAATGAGCGCGGCAAGATCGTGATTGAAAAGAAAGAAGCGTTGGCTCGACGCGGCATCGCAAGCCCAGACCACGCCGATGCGTTGATGCTCACTTTCGTCGATCCGCCAGCGTCGCGCGATATCGACATCGGCAGCCCGGTTCAGGTCTCGGCAGGTCCGCAAAGCAACTATTGAGGATAGGCCTTGGCTGAAGCAGACGACATCGCCAAGGTCGCACCGCCGGGACCGCCAAAGACAGATGGATCGCCCTACGGCGGCGGCGCCTCAACCATTCAGGGCGATCCGAAAGCGAAAGCCTTTGGCGAGATCGGCGTTTCCGGCCTCAAGGTTTTCTCGGGCTACGTCAACGAAGAGTACATTCAAGAACTTCGCGGCGTCCAAGCGATCCGCATCTACAAGGAGATGTCGGAAGGCGATGCGATCGTCAACGCGGTCCTGACCGCGATTATCCTGATTTTGCGCGCTGTGGATTGGCGGGTTGAGCCCGCCAATGACACGCCGGAGGCTGAGAAGGAGGCCGAATTCGCACGCTCACTGCTCGACGACATGTCGCACAGCTGGGAAGATACGATTTCCGAAATCATGTCGATGCTGACGTTCGGCTGGTCGTACCATGAGATAATTCTCAAGCGCCGCGTCGGGCCCGATCAAACCGATGCGTCTACCCGGTCGAAATTCACCGACGGCCGCATTGGCATCCGCAAGCTTCCGATTCGCTCGCAAGACTCGCTAATGCGGTGGGAAATGCAGAGCGACGGCGGTATCGATGGGCTGTGGCAGATGCCGCCTCAAGGCGGACCGCTGCTGTTTATCCCGATCGTGCGCGGGTTGCTGTTTCGCACTACCTCGAAGAAGAACAACCCGGAGGGCGTCTCGATCCTTCGGGCGGCGTATCGTTCCTGGTACAAGAAGAAAAACATCGAGGACATGGAGGCGATCGGCATCGAGCGCGAGCTAGCCGGACTTCCCGTGGTGTCGATCCCGGCAAAGTATCTGCTGGCCAACGCTTCTGCGGAAGACAAGGCGGTGCGCGCGCTCTATGAGAAGATCGCCCGCGACGTAAAGTTTAATCAGCAGGGCGGCATCGTGCTGCCGTCGGACCGATATCCGAACCCGGATGGCACCATCTCGGCGGCGCCGCTCGTCGACGTCAGGCTGCTGTCCACCGGCGGCCGCCGCGCCATCGACACCGATCCGATCATTGCCCGGTACAACCGCAACATCGCGATGTCGGCGCTGGCCGATTTCATCACGTTGGGCGACCAGAAGGGTTCTTACGCGCTGAGCAAGAACAAGTCGGAACTGTTCCTGCGGGCCTGCGAGACCTACCTCAACCAGATCGCCGCGGTGCTTAATCGCTTCCTGCTGCCACGCATCTGGGCCTACAACGGCCTGCCCTATAACTTGATGCCGGAGATGAAGCCTGGCCGGGTTGCGCCGGTCGATCTGTCAGAACTAGGGACCTATATTCAGCAATTGGCCGCCGCCGGCGCGCCGCTGTTTCCCAATCCGGAATTGTCCGATCATCTCGCTGATGTGGCGGGATTGCCGGAACCGCCGGAGGAAACCGGGCTGCAACTGCCGGGCGGTGTCAGTGAAGCCTCTGTGGACGAAGCCGGGGCCGACATTGGTGGCAACACTACGGACCTAGCCGCCGAAGGGTTCGAGACCAATACGGCCGGGCCCGGGCGCGGCGGAAAATAGGAGTTCAGTTTATGGCACGGGATGGGTTTCGAACAATTGGACCAGATGGCGCTTTGTACGATGATGATCTCTACAGAAAGAAGTTTGGCAAAGACCCTCCTGAAATTGCGCCATTTGGCACAATCGAGTCGATGACGGCCGAGGACCATGCCCAGTGCGATAAAAAGGCTACGGTTCGAAATAATGGAGACTTGAATGACCGTTCAGACTGATATCGATACCGCGTGGGGCACGCTCAAGACCGCGATTGCGGCGTATACGCTCGCCGACGGCAACCAGGTGGTGCTGGCAGGCTGGCTGATCTCGCAGCTCAAGCAGAGCGATCCAGGCATGGCCCGCGCGCTGGACGGCAATATCACGCGGTTTGTGTCCAATCCGCCTGACACGCGGGCGTTTGCCAGCGTCGGCTAAATGCGGATAATAGCGAGATGAGCCATCGAACAGGCGACATTGTTTGCAATATGCTTGCTGGATTTAGTGTCTTGCTGTGCCTGATTGCCCTTGTGGTGCAGTTCTTACATTGATGCAGATCGTCGTCGCCAAGTCCGCCACTGATCCGAGGTGGCTCTCGCGGCATCGTCATGCTAGACCTAGTCGTGGCGGGGTTTTAGCCGGGAAGCTACCCGCGAATCGGTTATGGGCTACGGAGCCCGATGCACTGCATCTACCCGAGACAATCAAAAAGCCCCGGCACTTTATCGCCAAGATGTCCGCCGCCGACCAGGCCGAACTCGACCGCCTGCTCCGCCAAGCCGACCAGATCAGCGCCAAGGTCCGGCAGGCGTTTCTGGACGCGGTGAATGCTCTCGGCGACCAGATCGACGTCGAGCAGATCAAGTCGCTGCTGGAACAGGGCCGCGTCGACCAAGCCATCCGCACCGTTGACGCGCAGCTGCTGCAACAGGGGTTTGCGCCGGTCGCAGAAGCTATCACCGGCGCGGCGGTCGACGCGGCACGGCAGACGGCGCGCGCGGTCAATGCGCTCGGCGAGATGAACATATCGTTCGGCATCACCAATCCGCAGACGGTGAGTTTCCTGCGAACTTATGAGATGGGCCTGATCCGGGCCATGAGTTCGGATGCCCTGGCCAGCGTGCGCACGGCGATACAGGCAGGCGCCGCGGCCGGGCGCAACCCGATCGACGTGGCGCGCGACGTGCGGCAGTTCATCGGCCTGACCGAATCACAGACGAAAGCTGTGCAGAACTATAGAGGTGCTCTGACCAGCGGGTCACGCGATGCGCTTTCGCGGCAACTACGCGACCGACGCTTTGATCCGACTGTGGCTCGTGCTGCTCGCGGCGAGAGTGCTTTGTCGACCGAGCAGATCGACACCATGGTCTCGCGCTATTCGGCGCGGTACCTCAAATATCGATCCAAGACCATCGCGCGGACGGAATCGATCCGGGCTTTGAACGCAGGCAACAATCAACTTTGGAATCAGGCCGTAAATTCCGGCAAGCTCGAGGTTGGGCAAGTCACGAAGAAATGGATAACAGTCGGCGACCACAAGGTCAGGCCGGAACATGCCGAGATGGATGGCGAGACAGTCGGCCTGAATGATCTTTTCTCTTACGGCCTAGCCTATCCCGGTGATCCGAGCGCTGAGCCTGAGCTGACGATCAACTGCCGATGCAGTCTGATTTACAGGTTCAAGCTGCGTTGACAGTGTATTCGCCGCGCCGGTGAAACGTAACTGCAGCTCCAGGCACTGGACTTGTGATCTTGGCCCAGTGCGAGAAGTAACGGATGTCGTTTTCGGTCACGTCCCAAAAGCCGTCTTTCTCTTTCCAACCAAGGCCAACGAAAAACATATGGCGATCGACAGCAGGATCGCTCTCGCAACCTAGCCATATTACCTCGTCGTCAGGCGCTGTCTCAATCGGTTGCCAGTCCGTCATCGCTTCACTCCTCCCGTCATAACCAACAACCCCGCCGCTTCAATCCGGCCGCGCAAGTCTACCAGAATTTGCCGCAAGCTGTCGTCGCTGCACTGATTTATCTGCATCTCAACCTGCTCGTGCAGGTCTGAGAGGAACGCCAGCGCTGAACCGTGAGGCTCGGCCAGCGGGGTGTCGACCGTTTCGTCGCTGCAGAACGGAGAAGTCATCGTGGGAAAAATCCCTGCAAAGGATGTTCCGCCGCCTCCGCCGCCGACCACCGTTGAAAAGGGCGGGATGCCGCGACCTTGGTGGGCAAAGGACAAAGACTGATCATGCCATTTAACGCAACGTCGCCCGCTGTGTCCGCCGTCGCGCGGTTCCTGCCGCAGGCGGCGCTGGACGTCTTTTGTAAGGCCGCATCGGAAGCCGAGCAAGCCAAGATCGACCATAACGGCTGCATTCGGCAGGGCTGGGCGGCGGTTAAGAGCGCAGGCTGGGAAGCTCCGGCAACCGGCAAGAAGTGGGTTTTCAAGGATGACGGCGGCACAACCTCGGATGGCCCCGGCGCTGGCGACGTTCATGTCGATGTCCCGCTCGGCGCTGGCAAAAAGCCGCCCAAGCGCAAGCCTTATGGGGAAGACGTGGAAAAATTCGAGACAACCGCACAGGTGTTCAAGGTCGATGATTCGCTCGGCCTCGTGTTCGGCTGGGCCATCGTCTGCAAGATCAAGGGCGAGCCGTATTTCGATCTGCAGTGCAACCAAGAGACCGGCGAGCCGGAGCCGGATCACATCCCGGAACATTCGATGCTGAAGGCGGCTGCTGACTTCATGCAGAACAGCCGCGTCGCCAAGGACATGCACCGTGGCAGCGAGATTGGTCCCGTGGTGTTCGCGTGGCCGCTCACCACAGACATCGCCAAGGCGATGAACATTCAATGCGACACCACCGGCCTGATGATTGCGATGATGCCGCCGCCAGACATCCTCGCGAAATATCGCTCAGGCGAATACACAGGCTTTTCGATAGGCGGCTGGCGCGTTGAGGACGAAGAGGTCGCGGCGTGAAACCGGCGCCTCGCTATCTTTCGCCCGTAGGCCGCTCACTATGGTTGCTTCGCGAAGATGCGATTGAGCGCGGGTTACAGGAAGAGGCAATCATTATCGGTTGGTCTCTTATGCGTATCGGTGCCGAAATTATCGACGCAAAAACGCGCGAACTGAAAGCGCAATGAACTTCGGCCTTGCCGCTGCCGCGCCCGTTCGCTGGCTGATCTCGTTCGACTCCGGCGTTCATGATGCGGTGCGCGCGTTCCTCGCCGGCATGGGCCGCGAGGAAATCGACGTCGCCGGGCCGCCGACCGACGAAGACCTGAAACTGTATTTCGGCAAGCGCGGCCAGACCGTGCCGCTGCCGTGCGTGCGGCTCAAGATGAAGATGGCGCGGCACAGCCTGACATCAGAGCCCGGCGTCGAAGTGACGTGCTCCGACCGCGACCTTGAGGAAATCAAGCGCTGGTATCGGTGCGAGACGATGAAACAGGTGGGATTGCCGGCATGAGGCTTGAGCGCGCGTCGATTGTGGATGGCGAGCCCGGCTATACCCAATATTGCGAGGCGTCCAAAAATAATCAGAATATCACCATAACGCTGAATGGCGTGCCGCAAAAATTGTGCACCGCTGCCGATGCGGTCAAAGGATGGGTGCGCCGCGCTGTCGTGAACGAGGACGGCGATATCACCACCGATGGCGAAAACGTCTTAGAGGAAGTTGTTCGCGGCGACGTCATCATCGAAGTCGGAGAGCCTCCAAAATGAAACGCATCATGCGGGCGTTCAAGATGAACGAGATCAGCGCCGTTGACCGGCCGGCCCAGGCCGGCGCGCGCATGACCATCATGAAGCGCGACGACAGCGCCGATGAATACTGGAAACGCGACTTTACGTCCGACCAGCGCGATCATCTCGCATCCACCGGGGCGGCATTGCCAGACGGCAGCTTTCCCATTTCCACCACGGCGGACCTCAAGAACGCCATCCACGCCATCGGCAGGGCCAAAGACCCGGCCAAGGCAAAAGCCCATATCATCAGCCGCGCCAAGTCGCTCGGCGCAACCTCCATGCTGCCCGACGGTTGGGTAGCCAAAAGCCACCACGGCCATGAAAGGATTGAAGACATGACCGAAGCAGAAATCCAGAAGATGATCGCAGACGCGGTCGCAAAGTCGACCGGCGAGATCACCAAGAAACTCACTGACACCACGGCGGCGCTTACCGCTCTGCAGAAGGCGGCACCCAAGAAAAAGCCGTATGACGACAGCTCCACCGACGGCGAACCCGAGCCTGACGCGGACGATATGGACGACAATGCCAAGAAGGCATGGCGCTCCTATACCGAGAAGCGCGTCGCCAAGGCGGTCGCCAAGGCCAAGGAAGAGTTCGACGCCGAGATCGCCAAACGCGCCGACATTGCCAAGAGCGATGAAACTCTCGAGCATGACGGCGTTGTGCTGCGCAAGTCGGTGATCGGCGAGGATCAGTTCAAGGTCATGAAATCCCTGACCGAGACCAACGAGATCAACGCCTTCACCAAGCGCGCCGAGACCGAAATCCCGTCGCTGCCTGGCACGTCGATCGCCAAGGCGAAAGCCCTGCGCGCTGTCTCCAAACTGGCGAAAGAGGACCGCGAGGTCGTCGAGGCCATGCTCAAGGGCGGCAATGCGGCGATGAAAACCCAACTGACCACGCTCGGCAAGGACGGCAGCGGCGAAGGCACTGGCGAAGGCGATATCGAGAAGATGGTCGCGACCTACATGGCCGCGGACAAGACGGTGTCCAAGGCAGTCGCCTACACCAAGGTGCTCGAGACGGCCGAGGGCAAGGCTGCCTACGCCAAGTCGCTCACCGAGAAGCGCGCCGCTTAAGCTCCTGGGCGGCAATCGCGCGGTTAGCGCTCGCTGGCTGGTCCTCCTGACGGCCGGCGGGCGCGCCCCCGCATTTCCCTTTTATCTTCGATAAAATGAAAGGAACGACCCATGTCGTTCGATCACGGTAATAATCTCGACTTCTCGCTGCCTGCGGCAGCCGATCTTTCCACCAAGCAGTACCGCTTCATCACCGTCGACTCGTCGGGCAACGCAGCCGTTTCGACCCGCGGCCAGCTTTCCGCAGGCGTTCTGCAGGATGCCCCTGCGGCGGCTACCCGCGCCGCTCGCATCCGTCCCAGCGGCATTAGCAAGGTCGTGGCCGGCGGTTCGATCACCGCAGGCCAGGCGCTGGTTGCCGATGCCAACGGTGCTGCGGTCAACGCCTCGTCGGCCGACAATAATTTCATGGGCATCGCTCTGGCTTCGGCCTCAAGCGGTGACATCTTCGCGATGCTGATCCAGCCCCGCGGCCTGTCGTAACCCGACTAGCGCTGCACCCTCCGCCCTGACAGCCGCCTTCGGGCGGCTTTTTGTTGGGCATTTTCTATTCGATCCGACTTAAAGGATAAGTCAAATGAGCAACCCGACAGCAGGGGATGTCCACGTAAACACCCCGCTCACCAACATCTCGATCGCGTTCATGCAGAATGCCTCCGCTTTCGTGGCGGATCAGGTCTTCCCGAACGTCCCGGTCGCCAAGCAGTCTGACCGTTATTACACCTATTCGCGGGGCGACTTTAACCGCGACACCATGCGCCAGCGCGCGCCAGGAACGGAATCCGCCGGCGCTAGCTACCGGATCGACAATACGCCGTCGTACTACGCCCCGGTTTGGGCGCTGCACAAGGACGTCGAAGACCAGATCCGCGCCAACGCGGATTCGCCGCTGGACATGGACCGCGACGCCACCATGTTCCTGTCCAATCAGGCGCTGATCAGCCGCGAAGTGCAGTGGGCGTCGAACTACTTCACCACCGGCATCTGGACCGGCTCTGGTGTGGACGTCACCGGCGTTTCGGCCTCGCCCGCGGGCAACACCGTGTTGCAATGGAACGACCCGAACGCCACGCCGATCACCGACGTGCGTTCCAACGCGGACAAGATCCATCTGGCGTCCGGCGGTTTCCGTCCCAACAAGCTCGTGCTTGGCCGACAGGTCTGGTCGAAGCTCGAGGATCACGGGTCGATCACCGACCGCATCAAATACGGCGCTTCCCCGGGCGCACCGGCGATCGTCACCAAGCAGGCGGTTGCGGCCTTGATGGAAATCGACAGCCTCCTGGTCATGGACGCTGTGCAGAACACCGGCCATGAAAGCGGCACGTTCAACGGACTTGAGTCCAACGCCTTCATCGGCGGCAAGGCGGCGTTGCTGGTGTACGCAGCTCCGGCGCCGAGTCTGATGCAGCCATCCGGCGGTTACACGTTCTCCTGGACGGGATTCCTCGGCGCGGGCAATGCCGGCCAGCGCGTCAAGCGCTTCCGCATGGAGAATCTGGAATCCGACCGGATCGAAATGCAGATGGCGTTCACGCAAAAGCTTGTAGCTGCGGAATGCGGAACGTTTTTCGCGACCGTGGTTGCTTGATAACGAAAGCGGGAGCCGGTTCTATGGCACCATCGTATTACTGGCTCCCGAAGTTCGATCCCTACGCCGATTTCGAGGTGTCGGCATGGCCGCAAGGCTTTACCGTCAACGGCTACCAGCCGAAGCCGGGCGAGCCGTTCGACAAGACCACGATCAACTCGCCGCGCGTGCTGGAAGAAATGTACGTCAAGCGATGGATCGCGGTCGCATCGCCCCCGATGACCGCTGTGGCGCAAGTGCTAGAGCAGCGCGCCAAACGCGGGCCCGGCCGACCGCGCAAGAATGCTGCAGCGTAATTCGCCGCTGCCGCCGCTCGGCTCAGTCGCCGAGCCGTGGTGGGACGATCGCCCGTTAGCGATAGTTGGCGGCGGCCCATCTCTGAAAGGCTTTGACTTCGATCGGCTGCGCATACCTGGCATCCGCGTCATTGCTGTCAACGAGACGATTTGGGATGTGCCGTTCGCGGATGCGCTGTTCTCGCTGGATCGTCCCTACATCAACAAGCGGGCCGCGCGGTTCAACGCGCTGCGGATGGAAAAACATTTCGCCGTCGAGCCTGAATATGGGCCGTGCGCTGTTATCGAAGGCGCGACCTATTATCTGCGCTCGCGGTTCGACGGCTACAGCAACGACCCTAGCGTCATTCAATCGGGCGGCAATTCCGGTTTTGGCGCAACGCAACTAGGATTCCACAAGCGCGGGCCGCGCCGGCATCCATGGCAATGGGTGCTGTTCGGGTTCGATTATCTCGATCATCCCGACGTTCACCACAACCATGAGCGCTATGTCGAGATGGACCCGGAGACGTGGCGCAATGGCGCACGTCACAACGCCCGTTATTGGCAAAACTGGGGAGACAACTTCCTCGGTTGCCGCGACCAGCTTCTGGTCAAAAATATCAAGGTCATGAACGCCTCGCCGGTCACCACGGTACGCGCGTTCGACAAATGCAGCGTCGATGAAGGCGTGGCGCTCCTTACCCAACTGGCGGCGCAATGACGATCAGGATGTTTATCGGAACCTCGGCCAACGACGAGGATCTGGAAGCACAGGCCGTGTTTGAGTATTCGCTGCGGCGCCATCACCCGGCCGACGACATCGATCTGGTCTGGATGCGATTGTCGAAGGATCCTGCGAGCTTCTGGTATTCGAACCCGGACAAGGGCCAAGGCTGGCGAACCTCGACCTGGGCGACGCCGTTCTCGGCGCTGCGCTGGGGCATCCCGGCGGCGTGCAATTACAAGGGCAACGCAATCTACATGGATTGCGACATGATCGTCATGGACGACATCGCCAAGCTCAACGATCAGGCATTCGAGCCCGGCAAGGCGATCATCTCCAAGGGCGACGGCAACACGTTCTGCACGATGCTGATGGATTGCGAGGCGCTGGAGCGCATCCTGCCACCAATCCACGACATCCGGCAGGCCCCAAACTGCTACCGCAATATCCGCCGCACGCTGGCCGACAGCGGCTCAAAATGGATTCAAGCCTTCGACGGCAACTGGAACTGCCGCGACGGCGAGAGCTATCCCACGATCTTCGATCCCGACGTGAAGGCGCTGCACTACACCAACATTCCGACGCAGCCAACGCACAAGCACGCCAAGGCGAGGCTTGCCGCCGAAGGGCGGCCGCACTGGTTCGCCGGCGAGTCGCGCCCTCACCCGCGCGTCGAGGTGCAGGCGCTGTTCGACAAGTATCTGCGGGACGCGATCGAGGCCGGCTATACGCTGGACCGCTACCGGACAGAGCCGTTCGGTGACTATAGGCGATGAAAGTCGGCAAGGTCTGGGGCTGCACCGAGCTTTTGTTGCGGACACCGTTCATCGAAGTGCATCGCCTCACCATCAAGCCGAATTCGCGCTGCTCGCTGCACCTGCATCGCAACAAGTGGAACGCGTTTTTCGTCCAGTCGGGTGCGCTCAAGATCGAGGTCCACAAGGCTGCTTACGATCTGATCGACGTGACTGAGATCAAGGCCGGCGAGTTCACCACGGTGCCGCCCGGTGAGGAACATCGGTTCATGACCGGCGCCCGCGGCGCACAGGCGATCGAGATTTACTATCCGCCGGAACTATCCGAGGACATCATTCGCAAGGACGTTGGCGGGCTGGTGAAACGTGGGGCTAGGTGACGAGGTCATGGGCTCCGGCATGGCCCGGGGCGCCCGCGCGCGCGGCAAGCGGATAGCCTTCGGCGACGGCCGGCGCATCCACTGGCACGCAAACGCGCATTTGATTTTTCAGGGCAATGAGAACGTCGCACCGCCCGGTTCGGAGCGTGATCGCGACATCGTATGGATTGGGCACTATACTGCGCACAGGCTCTACGGCACGCCTCGGAATGGCGGCTGGCGCTGGAATGAGGATTTTCGCGCCACACCTGGCGAGATGTTTTTCACGCCGCAGGAGATCGAGCGCGCCGCCTTCGAGATGCCAGCTGGGGCCGTTCTGATTGAGCCGCACGTCAAGGCACTGGCGCCGAACAAGCGCTGGCCGTGGGAGCGCTACAAGGCGGTTGCAAAACAACTGGCGCGCGATGGCCATCAGGTCGTGCAGTTCAATTACGGCCAGCGGATCGTTCCTGGCGCCACTGCAATCTCAAGCCCGGATTTCCGCACCTCGCTTGCGATGCTGGCGCGATGCTCGCTCTACATCGGCCCCGAAGGCGGGTTGCACCACGGTGCCGCCGCGGTCGGCACGCCGGCAGTGGTGATCTTCGGCGGCTATATTCACCCGATGACGACGGGCTATGCGACCCACGTCAACCTGTTCGGCGCGGACGAGGCCTGCGGCAACACGCAAGAGTGCTGGCACTGCAGGCAGGCGATGGACGCGATCGAGGCGGAACAGGTTTTGGACGCGGCGCGAGGGATTTTGGATGACCGCAGAGATTATCGTTCTATCGGAACGGCGCAAGCCGCGGCCGAGTGAACCTTTCGAATTTGCTCTTGTGGTGATGACGACTTACTTTGTTCTTGCCGTTGCGGCGTTCGATATTTGGAGGAGTGCAGTACATGTTTGGGATAGGTGAAAAGTTCTGGCAGTCGAGTAACTATGAAATTGGCCTTCCGCATAATGCGACCGAGCCATTCAACTGGCGGCGGGCGGCGTATGAGCACGCTTTTAAAGTCACACCAGATCAGGCGGCGCGAGAAAAGCTGCAGGCTGACAACGCCCATTGGCTGGATCGGGACAGGGACGCCGAGGAAGCAGAGCGGATGAATTGAAGTGAAACAGGTCAACGGGTTTTGGCTGCCGGACGGCGAGGAACATCTGGTTTCGTTCCTCGAGAATGGGCCGCAATTTGCGGGCGGCCCAAGTTATCAGTTGCACAAGCTGATGGCGGCGATGCCGCTCATCCGCAACTTTCGCCACGCCGTCGATGTAGGCGGGCACTGCGGGCTTTGGGCCAGGCCGATGGCAGCATGCTTCGGCGGTGTGACGGCCTTCGAGCCTGTGGTCAACCACCGCGCTTGCTTCGAGCGGAACATGAAGTGGTTCGAAGTTCGGAACGTCACGCTGTTTCCGTATGCGCTTGGCGATCATGAGGGGAACGTCTCGCTTCACACCGGAGAATCGTCGTCCGGCGATACCTACGTGAAGGAAGGCGGCGAGCACTCGGCGCAAATGAAGACGCTGGACTCGTTCGAACTGAAGGACGTTGATTTTCTAAAGCTCGATTGCGAAGGTTATGAGTACTTCGCACTAAGAGGCGGCGAGCACACGATCAAGCGCGATAAACCGTGCATCGTGGTTGAACAAAAACCCGGCAAGGGATCGCAATTCGGTCTGGCCGATACGGTCGCAGTCACTCTGCTGGTTTCTTGGGGTGCGGAAGTGGTCAAGGAGATCAGCGGCGACTTTATCTGTCGCTGGAAATAGCCCGTGTGGTGCTGCGTCGAGCCTCAGCGTCCCGCAAAATCCGGGATGCTGATGGAGGCGCTTGCGCAAGGTTGGCCCGGGGCAAGGCAGAAATACGGTCTGCCGCCGGATGACGATCAGGCCATCGTAATCTGGGGCCAGCTGTGGCTGGCGCTGGTCGCGATACCGCTGGCCATGAAACGCAATCGCCCGTTCTGGCATCTCGACAACGGATGGGTGAAACCAGGCCGCGGCGGCCAGGGACCGGATTGCTACTACCGGATGACCTATCGCGGCATGAGCCCGGCGCTTCTTACGGACGCGCCGCCATCGCGCATCAGCGTCGCTATGAAGCCGTGGCACGCCGACGGGCGACACATTCTGATCGCGATGCCTGGCCGCGAGTTCGGACAGGCCATCGGCTTCAACATGCCGCCGTGGATCGCTAGCATTGTCGCGGACGTCAGGCGGTGCACCGACCGCCCCATTGTCGTACGCGACCGATTGAGCAAGACGCCGCTAGCTGATGATCTGCGCAACTGCTGGGCGCTGGTGACCCACTCCAGCAACGTCGCAGTTGATGCGGTGCTGATGGGCATCCCGGTATTCGTCGCGCCGACC